AAAAAACCAAAATGGTCTGATAGTTATTATGACTATGAATTAGAAGGCGAGTTACACGAAGAGATTTGCGAATATCGTGAAGATTTGTATGAACATGATATTGAAGAAATTGAATTGTAGGTGATTAAAATAGCACATCCTGAAATACATAGCCAAAACTCTGTAAAAAAGTTTGGTGGATCGGTAGAGGATTATCTTCCGATTCACCAATGGTTTGATGATAGTAAAGCGTATATGGCGGATATGCGCCATAGAGCACTAAAGCACCATGCAGCAGGTATATTTGAATGTGAAAGAGTATTTGGAAAATCTTTTGTCAATTCAGAGGGTAAAACGGTTTATACAAGATACGTTGGTGAGCAGCATGTGTTGGAAGACTTGGGCTTTATTCCAACGCTAGAAGATTGGTTTGAAAATATGGAGCTACAGAAGTGGATGATGAATAGTGATTCTAGAATTAGAAAAATAACAAAGGGAAATAAATTACCAAAGAGTTTAGAAAATAAAAGTCAATAAATCGATTGTTTTAAAATAAAAAATATAAAGAGGAGTATATAAATGAATAATACTGAAACTGTAACAATTTCAAAGGCTGAATACGAAAGATTGCTAAGAAACAGTGAGTTTCTAGGTTGTCTTGAAGCTTGTGGCGTAGATAATTGGGGTGGATATGGAGAAGCACAAGAAATGTTTGAAGAAGAGGAGGGTAACGAGGAGTAATATGCCAAGATTAGAAGAGTGGTCATTAACTTTTGATGATAGCAATCCATATCAAGCACCTGAAAATTGCGAAGCTTATATTTGCAAGGGAAGGTTTATGAAAGAGATGGATTTGAAGATGGAGTGAATATTATTATCTCCAGCGCTAAAGAGTTAGATTTGCAAAACAACATTGCTAGAACCAGGAACTCTGAATACATATTAGGCAAGCTATCAGAGGAATACTTAAAGTGGCTTGATAGTAATGGATTGAAATTAAATGAGGTGATCGAATGAGAATTGATGTAATGGTAGATATTGAAACACTTGGTACAAATAAGGACTCCACCATTTTTCAAATTGCAGCAGCAACATTTGATGTTGAAACTGGAGAAATTTTTGAAGTCTATGAACAAGTAGCAGATATAGAAAAAAATAAGACTGTAAATGTAACTGGATCAACACTCAAATGGTGGTTGAAAACGAATAAAGAGCTACTTCAAGAAATATTAAATAAAGGGACTGAAGCTAGTGGAGTTATACTTATAGATTTTCATGGGTGGCTTCATAAATTGAAATTAAAGTATCAAGAAGTATGTTTATGGGGCAACGGTATTCTTTTTGATAATGCACTTATTCAGGAACAGTTGAATGCAATGGGCTTTGATTATCCAATTTATTACAAGAATGACAGAGATGTAAGAACAATTGTTGATTTGGCAACTAAGAAGCTTGGTATCACAGAACAAGAATTAAAAGAAAAATTCAGTGATACATCGTTAGTTGAACATAACGCATTAGATGATGTGAAATATCAAATTAATCTAGTGACGTATTGTTATAATGTGCTAATAAACTAAAAAGAGAAAAATTAACCTTCGTTTTTCTCCTTTTATCTCCGTTTTTCAAGGCGAAAAATCCTTTAAAATTGTGATTTTAAAGTAAAATATATAAGTATTGACATCCGATTGTTTAATGTGTAGTATTAGTAATGGATTCCTTTTTTAGTCTCGCTTGGCGAGTTTATATAGATATAAAATATTATAAAGAGGGTGATAAACTTAAAATAAATACATAGCAATTTAAAATTTCAGGGCTTAACTATAAAAAAGGGGAGATATATTAATGACACAAGAGCTTAGACAAGGATTAAATAAAATTGAAATTACAGGTGTATTGAAAGAAAGTAAGCTTAGCAGTGGGAAAAGCGATAATGGTAATTATATTAATGGTTCATTGGTTATTAAAGCAGGAGAATTTACAGAGTTAGAGCTAAAGGTCTTTGCCAACGAAAAAAACAAAGAGGGAAAAGTACGCAAAGTATATGAAACACTAAAACAAATTTTAGACAAAGAACTAGAAACACTTGCAGATGGAGTGCCTGAAGAGGAAGCAACAAAGGTAAGGGTTTGGGGAAATGAAGGATTCACTCCACAATTTCGTGAAGAAATGTATGTCACTGAAGCAAATCCAGATGAAGTTACAACTAGGATTTCATTAGATTTAGGTTTCGGAAATGTAACGGTAGATGATCGTATTAAGCCTGAAGACTACAAAGCTACATTCGATGTTGAAATGTTTGTTGTAAAAATCCAAGATGAGATTAAAAACCATGAAGAGACAGGTCGAGTTATTATTAAGGGTTATGTTCCAGTTTATGGTGGCGAAGTAATTCCCTTGGAAGTGGTTGCTGGGGTTGTTGAAGATGAAGATGGTGAATTTGACTTTGCTGAGGAAATCAGAGGAAGTGTTCACGAAGGTAGCACGATCAATCTTTGGGGAAATATCGACTACAAAGCAATTATTGTTAAAAAGTCAAAGGGCGGTAGCTTAGGGAGAGCAAAAGTTGAAGAGACTCGTACATATGTCAATGATCTAGTTGCAATTGGTGGAGATATTATTGATGACGTAGATTTGGAAATTGACGAAGAATTGATTCGGCAAGCAGCCAAAGAACGTGAAAATAAAAAAGATGAAGTTTTACAAAAAAGCAAAGAAGAAAAGAAGAGTGGCAAAGGGAAAGGCAAAGGTAAAGGAATGAATTCCAAGGGGAAAACAAAGAGTAAAAGCGATATTCCGTTTTAAAATAAATATTAAATATAAAATAAAATATATTGTTACAATATTTTTCTTACTAAGCTAAAAGACAGGGAGAGTGATATTGGTGTCAATTTCAGACAGTTTAAAAGGATTGTTAGCTGAAACATTTCAAGAACGAGCAAAGGTAAGTCGAATTTCCCCAGATTTACGAGGGAAAACGATTGTGCTATATGGCGGCAATAACGTGGGAAAAACTACTCAAGCGTCTAAATTCAAAAATCCTATTTTCATGCCTTTTGAGAAGGGGATGAATGCCACTTCTGGAGCTGTTGTACTTGAAAATACAAATTGGGCAGATGTAAAAAGAAATATCAAAACACTATCTGGTCGTAAGTGGAAAGAGCTTTTGAAAAAGGAACAAATTACTGTAATATGGGATGGCTTTGAACGAGCAGGTTTTTATTGTCAACGCTATATCGAAAGTAAGTACGATGCGTTTGATATTGCTGATGCACGGAATGGATTTGGGGCTTGGCAGCAATATGAAAAGGAAATTTGGACAGAGATTGATAAACTACTTTCAATTGGCTATACAGTAGTCTTTATTGGTCATGAAGAAGTAAACAAGAAGAAAGGCGATAAGATATTCCCTAAAGGTGATAGTAGAACTGTATCCCCTATTGTGGATAATGCTGACATTGTTGTATATATAGAATCAAATGGAGTGGATGAGGATGGTAACGTAATACCGTCTTCGGGATATATGTATGAGACAGATGATTTTTTCGGGCGTTCTCGTTTTCACTACGTAAATCCAGTCTTAGAGCATTTTACAGCAGAAAATCTTGAGGAAGCTATCATAGAAGGCATCAAGAAGCAGCTTGAGATCGATGGAGTAGAAGGTGTTGATTTCGATGAGCAGCAGCAAATTTATAATAAATCCGAAGAGGTTACATATGAATCGTTACTAACGGACATTCATGAGCTTTATACTGCCTTAAAAGAATTGGAAGATCTTGAGTTTTACGAGGAAGCAGTCTCTAAGCATTTGGGAGAAGGTGTACGAGTTAGCGAAGCAACTAAACGACAAATTGAACCATTGATTTGTATCAAAGACGAGCTAACTGATCGGCTCGAAGAATTAGAAGAGGGGTAAATTAAATAATTTTTTAAATTATTTAAACGCAGGAGAGAAGTAACATTCTCTCCCGTTGTTTATATGTAAGATAGCAAGGATGTGAAATTATGCGAAAGGTAAAATGTCCTGCATGCAATACAATGAACGACAAAAACGAAGCAGAGAAAATTGGTAATAGATATTATTGTATTTCTTGTGCAACAGAGCGGAAAGAAGAAATTGAAAAAAATACAGATGGTTGGGATGAATTATTCAACTATATATGTGAATTATATGAAATAGAAAAACCAACAGGAATGATGTTTGGTCAACTTAAGAGATATAGAGAAGCACCATACAACTTTACTAATATGGGTATGTATTTGACATTAAAATACGTATATGAGATCCTAGAAAGAGAGCAAAGGGAAGACGCAGGATTAGGAATAATTGAATGGGAATATGAGAACGCAAAAAAGCATTACATAGATATAATGAATATTGAGGAGTACATGGAGGATTTTGTTGTAAATGAAGAAGAAAAAACAATTAATATAAAACCTTCAAATAATGTAAAAGAAAACAAACAGCTTGAAATTCCAACAATCAATGAGGAGGTTTTGAATGTCAAAATCGATTAAAAAATATTATGATAAACGTTCTGTTTGTCAGGTCTTAGGTGTTTTGATGTTAGAGCCACATCGATTAAAAGTAAGAAGTTATTTTTTAGAGCAAAAAGATTTTTCTATTGATCCTTTACATAATATAATTTTTACTTGTATATATAATCTTTCGTACCAAGGCGTCAAAGAAATCACAATAGGAGAAATAGAGGGGTATTTAGCTGCGGTTAGCCCTGTGGATCACTCTAAAGTATTTGATAAATATAACGGAGCAGAATGGCTTAGCAAAGTGATTGAAGCAGCAAATCCACTGAATTTCGATTACCATTATAATAAAGTGAAAAAAATGTCATTGCTGCGAAGCTATATGGAGAGAGATATCAGTGTTAAGCATATACTTGATCGAGACGAAGTTGATCCCAATATAATTAAATCACAAGAAAAATATTTTGATGAATTGACAATTGAAGAAATAATTAAAGAGATAGATGAGAGACATTTAGATGCAAAAAGAAGTTTTATCATTAAAGATGGTAATGAAAGCAGGAAAGCTGGAGATAATGCCAAGGAATTGAGAGAAAAAATGAGGGAATCCCCCTCTTATGGACTAGGGTTAGAAAGCCAGTATTTAAATACTATTGTGAGAGGGGCTTTGGGTGGAAAATTCTTCTTAGAGACTAGAGATAGTGGAATGGGGAAAACACGATTAGCAATAAAAAGGCTCCTTGGTTTTACAGCTCCCTATATATGGGATTTTCAAAGTGAGACATTTATCAAAAATCCGAATGGTCAAGGTAATAGCGCTCTGTACATAGGGACAGAAATGGATTTATATGAAGAGCTTGAACCAATGATGTGGGCTTTTATAAGTGGAGTAGAAGAAGATAAAATAAAAGATAATGAATTAAATCACGAGGAAGAAGAAAGAGTCAACAGAGCAATAGAAATATTACAAGGGACTAAATTATTTATGGAAGATGAGCCAAACTTTGATACGGCATATCTATGGCAAATCATTGAGCAATATAAAGTAAAATACAACATTTATTCAGCTTGCCTAGATTACATTGAGCTTACGAGTGCCCTGATGTCTGAGTATGCTAAATTAACAAGGGGGATGGCATCGAGAGAGGATCAGGTGCTGTTGCACCTATCCAACAACTTAAAAAACATAAGTAAAGAATACAATATTTGGATTAATGCTTTTACACAAACCACAGACGAGGCAAGAAGAGATGGCATTAGAGATCAAAGAGCAGTAAAAGGAGCAAGATCACTACCAAACAAAGCCGATGTTGGAATAGTTACATTTGAACCAACTAAAAAAGAAATACAAAAGCTTGAACCCATTATTAAGAAGCTAAAAGGATTTCAAGCACACAAATATCCTAATATTTGTTATTCAATTTATAAAAACAGGGGCGGAAAACTTAAAAATGTAAAGGTATGGGGGCATCAGAACTTAGGGAATATGGAGTATTGCGATCTATTTTGCACCAATGATTATTATGAGCAAATAAATGTAAACAAGACAAAATTAAATATTATTGCAAATGACATAGAAATTGAATAAGAACCTCGGTGGTAAACATGAAGGCAGATGAAATTTTAGAACTTGTTACCACAGACGACGTAATAAAAATATTAGATAATTTAGGTAGCCAGGTAGCCAGAAAAGATTCTGAGGGTAATATTTATTTTCAAACAGTTTGTCATGGCGGAGATAGTCACAAGCTTCATTATTTCGTAGATTCAGGGGTATTTTCATGCTATACAGCATGTGGAACAATGAGTCTTTTTGATGTGATAATGAATGCAAATAATTGGGAGTTTATAGATGCATTAAAATATGTTGCATCTTTGAAGGGAAGGAGCCTTAATAAGCGAAAAGTAGGTCTTCAAACTTCATCTTACATTAATGAAGATATTGAATTTTTAAATATACATTTGAATTCTTTTAAAAAGCTGAATGCAAAGCTTCCAATTTATGATCCAAAAATAATGGATTTTTTTGATGATTATTATCCAGAAGAATGGAATAATGAGGGAATCACTGAAGATATTGCTAAATATTTTGGCATTAAATTTTATTTCCAACAGGGCAGGGTAATTATTCCTCATCATAACATAAGTGGGGATTTAGTAGGAATTCGCGGCAGAAGCTTCCTAAAGCACGACATTGACGCTGGTAGAAAATACATGCCAGTCATTATTCAAAATAAAATTTACAAGCACCCTACTAATTTTAATCTTTATGGCATTTACCAAAATAATGGAAACATTAGGAAAATTAAAAGAGCTGTTTTGTTTGAAGGAGAAAAATCAGTATTAAAATATGGGAGCTATTACGGACAAAATAATAATATATCTTTAGCCACACTAGGTATGACATTCAGTATAGCTCAAAGAGAGATTTTATTAAATTGTGGTGTAGAGGAAGTTACGATTTGTTTTGATAAGCAATATATGGTCGAGTATCTAGATAAAAAAAACACCAAAGAATACAAAGAGTTTGAGAGGTATATAAGGAATTTAGCTAAAATCGCATCAATGTTAATTGGATATTGTAATGTTTACGTAGTCTTGTGCTGGGGGGATTTGATTGATTACAAGGATGCACCAATAGACAAAGGCAAAGAAATTTTTGAGGAGTTATTTAAGAATTATCGCTATTTAATCAGTGATGTTGATGAGATTATGGAGTTGATTAAATGAAATATAAGGCAAAATATTCAGGGTATGATTTTTTACTAGAAGAAAATCTATTGTACTCACTATTGAAAAATCGTGGTGTTGAAGATCCTGAGAGGCTTTTGAATTTGGATTATACATGCCTACATAATGGAATGCTATTCAAAAATATGAAAAAAGGATTGGAATGCCTTCACAGGCATATCAGTAAAAAAAGCAGAATTCATGTCCAAGTGGACTCAGACACTGATGGAAATACATCAGCAGCATTTATTATTAAATATCTAAAAAAAATAAATAAAGATTTAAATATAACTTACACTCTTCATAAAGGGAAAGAGCATGGGATTATTTTAGATTTGATTAGTGACTATGAATTTGATTTACTTATTGTTCCTGACGCTGGTAGTAACGATATTAAAGAGTGTAAGAAGTTGAGATCTAAGGGTGTGGATATTATTATTCTAGACCACCACGACATTGAAAAAGAAAATCCTTATGCAATAGTTATTAATTGTAAAGATGGTCAATATCCTAATCAAATACTTTCAGGATGTGGAGTAACTTATAAGTTTTGTAAAGAATATGATAATATGTTTGGATATAATTATGCTGATTCAATGCTGGAGTTAGTTGCAGTGGGAACTATTGCAGATTCTGTTGATTTGAGGAATTACGAAACACGTTTCTTATGTTTAAGGGGATTAGAGCTGATAAACGATGGTCATAACTCTTTATTGCAAGAAATAATTATGCGAAATGACTATCAAATACAAGGCAATGTAAATATTACGAGTGTTGCATGGAGTATAGCACCAAGCCTTAACGCAGTCATTAGGTCTGGAACAGATAAAGAGAAGCTTGATACTTTTAGAGCATTATTAGAAGAAGAGGAGCTTGTAAAATATAGGCCTGGGCGGAGCGGGAAGACTGAGGATCAAAATGAGTTGGAGCTTACACTGCAAGAGTATGTTGCAAGGTTGCTTGCAAACATTAGAAACAGACAAAATACAATTATCAAAAAAGCTGTAAAAAAGCTTAACGAAAGGATAAAAGAAAAGGAACTAGATAAAAATAAAGTATTAATAGTAGACACAACTGAAACATTGGAGAAAACTTACACAGGACTAGTTGCAAATAAACTAGCAAACGAATATAAGCGTCCAGTGATTTTACTGAGAGAAATGTGGCGTGGTACTTATGGTGGAAGTGGACGCAATTATAATTTGTCACCTGTAGTAGACTTTAAAGATTTTTTATTGAAGCTCAATACATTTAATTATATCCAAGGACACCCTGATGCATTTGGATTTAGTATTAACAGTGATAAGCTAATTCCGACAAGAGACAAAATAAACGAGATTCTAAAAGACATCACAATTGAGGATATGTATAAGGTTGACTATGAGATCCCCATTGGAAGGCTCAAGCAAGCGCATATTAAACAAGTTGGTGAGTGGGAAGATTTGTGGGGAGGGGCATTAGATGAACCACTTTTCGCTATCACTGACATTTATATTCCAGTAGAAAATATTCGCTTACTAGGGAGTAGAAAGAGTTTCATTCGTTTTGAAGCAAGGGGCATTACATTTGTTAAAAAGTACACTAGTGAAGATGAATACAATAGAATGATACTCAAACAATCTAAGGGATTAAAAAAAAGAAGTGTCAAGTCTTTAAAGCTTGATGTTATTGGTAAATTTAAAATGAATAAATATGAAGAGAATGTTTATCCACAAATTGAAATAATTGATTTTAACTCATCAGAGGGGCAGAATTTTATTTTTTGATAGGGGTGATTAGTTGATAAAAAACAGTGATTTTGTCCATTTGCATGTGCATAGTGAATACTCGAATATCCGTTTACTCGACTCTATTAATAAAATTCCCAACATGATTAAATATGTTGTTTCTCTCGGACAAAACGCCTTAGCATTAACAGATCATGAAAGTGTAAGTGGGCATGTAAAATTTCTTAAAGAAATCAAAAAGCTTAAGAAAGATAAAAAAATTCCACAGGATTTTAAACCTATTCTTGGAAATGAGATATATTTAATTTCCGAAGATGAAATGAATGAGAAGTTTGAAAAAGGAGAAAGTATAAAGTTTTATCACTTTCTTCTTTTAGCGAAAGATGCAAAGGGACATAAGATACTTAGACAGCTTTCATCAAGAGCTTGGGAAAGAATGTTTAGTTATAGGGGTCTAGACCGTGTCCCAACCTTTTACTCTGATATTGAAGAAATACTTGAAGGTAATAAAGGGCATATTATTGCATCTACAGCGTGTCTAGGCTCCTATTTTGCTCAAAACGTATTAGCACTAATAAGTGAAGAATGCGAAGACGAGATGTTTTACAAGCAGAAAATACATGATTTTGTTACATGGTGTATTGATGTTTTTGGAAAAGATAATTTTTACATAGAAATACAACCAAGCAAAGAGTCACTAGAGCAAATTGAGTACAACAAAATGGCTATAAAAATTGCAAAGGCATATGGTTTAAATTTTGTAGTCTCGACTGATGCACATTATATTCAAATGGAAGATAGAAGTGTGCATAAAGCTTATCTTACTTCTGATGAGGAAGATGGTGGTGATAGAGAGGTTGATGCTTTTTATCACAGCACCCATTTCTTTACAGCAGATATGCTAGTAAATTATCTTGATTATTTAGACGATGAAGATATACTTCATGCTGTAAAAAGCACGAAAGAAATTGCTGATAAAATTGAAGAGTATGACTTAGCCCACAGACAAATTATACCGAAAATAGCTCTCCCTGATGAAGATGAATGGTTTTATGATCATGAGTTATATGAAATGGCTCAACACTACCCATCTGTAAAAGCAATGATTGAGTCTAGAGAGATTTTTGATAGGTATTTAATAAGCCTTACTTTGAATGGCTTTAAAAACAAAATCTTAAAAAGAGATTATGAAGTTACCATGGACAGAATAGATGCTGAGTGCAAAGAAATTATCGAAATCAGTATTGCACAACAAGAGCCAATCAGTAGCTATTTTGTCACTATGGAAAAAAATATCAATATTATTTGGGATGAAGCTCAAAGTGTGGTTGGTACATCTAGGGGAAGTGCTGCTGGATTTATAATTAACTATCTAATTGGAATTACCCAAATTAATCCTTTGAAACAGGGCGTAGAGATGCCACATTGGAGATTTATTTCTGGAAAGCGTCCAGAACTCCCTAAATATTGGGGTTTGATGGTGAACCTTGCTCAAGGGTGTGTAGCTTAATTGCTATGCTAACGGTATCAGTTAAATAAGGCATTAGCACGAATACACTGACTAAGAGAGCCTACGGTCTATTTTAAAACATAGATAGCAGGTAATACCGTGCCAAGTCTTTTCCTTGTTCCTAGTTAATTACAAATTATGAAAGGAGGGAATAAGTAGTACGAGGTGAAAACTCAAATAGAACCAGTGGGTTTTATATATATGACAATTAATAAAATAAGGTCATGCTGGACTGAATAAAGCTATTAAAAATGGTACATTATACAAAAATTATTATTGGAACAAGGAAAAGAAAGGTGTAGAGACTATTTGAAAACACAGCAATTGTGCGAGTAAAAGTAGGGATGGAGATAAGCACCATCCCGAAGCGCCATCACTACTTATGTTTTCATAAGTGGAAGAGATAGTCCAATCCGACTTCTTTAAGGAGTGTTAAAGTATCCCGAAAGGGACGGTAGAAATGGATATCGATATAGATGTCAGTTCACATAAAAGAGATATTGTTTTTCAATGCCTCTCGAATTATTACGAGTCAATTGGCGGAAAGATTGTTAGGGTGTCTACTTTTGGCACAGAGACAGCTAAATCAACAATCTTAACAGCTTGTAGAGGATTAAAAATTAACAATGATGTTGGATTGTATTTAAGCTCATTAATTCCTGTTGAGAGGGGCTTTGTGTGGAGTATAGAAGATTGTTATTTTGGTAATGAAGAACTTGGTAGAAATCCTATTGCTGAATTTAAAAAAATAATTGATAAATATCCAGGGTTATTGGAAATCGCTTTAGGAATTCAAGGTCTTATAAACAAAAGATCAAGTCATGCTGCTGGAGTATTGATTGTTAATGAAGATTTTACTGAGCACAATGCTATTATGAGAACTCCATCAAAAGAGATTGTGTCGCAATTTAATTTGGAGGATAGTGAGTACGTTGGTAATGTAAAATATGACATACTTAACACTAAAACATGTGGAATGATTCAAAAAACATTAGAAATGTTAGTGGATCATAGGAAGATGGAATGGCAAGGAACGCTGAGAAAAACTTATGATAAGTATTTGCATCCTGATGTAATTGACAAAGAATCATCTGAGCTATGGGAATTGCTACATAAAGGTGAATTAGTTTCTGCCTTCCAATTTGACTCTCCTGTAGGAGCGCAGGCATTGCGATTAATTAAACCAACTAACTTACTTGAGGCAACTAATGCCAATAACTTAATGAGGTTAATGGGTGAAGAAGGACGAGAGTTGCCATTAGATATGTATGTAAGATATAAAAACAACGTGAATGAATGGTTTAATGACATGAAAAACTTTGGTTTAAATGAGAAAGAAATCAATATCATGAAGCGACACTTGCTTGAAGACTATGGGGTATGTTCATCTCAAGAGAGAATGATGTTGATTTCTATGGATGAAGAGATTGCTGGTTTTGATGTCGTAGAAGCGAATGTGCTTAGAAAATCAGTAGCAAAAAAGATTAAAGAGTTATTGGAAGAAAGTGAAAAGAAACTATTTGAAAAAGGATTAAAAAACAATGTGTCAGAGAAGCTATTGAAATATGTGTGGGATGTTCAAATAGCTATGCAGCGTGGATATGGTTTCTCAGTGCTTCATGGAGTTGGATATACTTATATACTAATTCAGCAATTGAATTTGGTTTATTATTATCCTACAATATATTGGAATACAGCGGTATTACTAGTTGAATCTGGAGCATTGGAACAAGATGCACTTGATGATGAGGATTCTCTTGATTCATTAAATCAACGAAAAGAAAAAACAACAAACTATGGTACAGTTGCTAAGGCCATTGGGAATATGCAGTCACAAGGCGTACATATCGCACTACCAGATATAAATAGAGCTGATTTGGGGTTTAAACCTGATGAGTTAAATAATCAAATTATCTTTGGATTAAAAGGGATAATGAAGATATCAAACGAGACGGCTAGGGTAATTATTGAAAACAGACCTTATAAAAGCCTGAATGACTTCTATAAGAGAATGGTATTGACTAAACAAACAGTTACACTTAGCACAGGGAAAAAGCAAAACAGATCTCTTGTCACAGATAGCCAATTAATTACTTTAATAAAGGCGGGGGCGTTTGATGAAATTGAAGGAAAACCAAGAGAGGAAATACTACTGGAATTTCTAAGAACGACTAACACTGATAAAAATAAAATTAATTCAAGAGGCATTGAGCAAGTTATTGAAATGGGAATAGTTCCGAATGAGTTTAAAGACGAAATAAGATTATATAGATTCCGACAATACATACTAGACAACGAATACTTCCCCGATCAGTCAACCAAGTCTGTTAAATGGCATTCTATTTCAAATGGCGAAGATAATGTAATTGAATACGCAACTAATTTCTTTTTTGAGTATTTTGGTAACGAAATGGCAGAGGGGCAAGGTTATTATTATGATAGTGAAGGAATAGTATATATAGCAATGGGAACTGCTCGGAAAGGCTCTTTTGAAGATATTTATAAGAAAAAAATGTTGAAGTTTAACGCATGGCTAAACAGTGAAGATTGTTTAAATAAATATAATGAGATTTTATTTGATGATGTGAAAAAATTACATATGAGCGGCAATATTAGTACTTGGGAAATGGAATCAATGAATTTTTATTATCATGAGCATGAGTTACTCTCTGCTGATTTAGAAAGGTATGATGTGCAAAGTTTCTTTGATCTTGAAGAAGAACCAGTAATTGTTGATTTTACATACTATAAAGGACTAGAATACCCCAAATTTAAATTGTCAAGAATTGTGGGAACTGTATTAGATAAAGACAAGAATAAGCATATTGTATCCATTTTAACTCCTAATGGGGTGGTGCAGGTAAAGCTTTATAGTGGGCAATTTGCTTTCTATGACAAAACTATTTCTGTGCAACGTGATGATGGTAAAGGGAAAATGGTATTGGAAGACAGTTGGTTTAAAAGAGGTAATAAGCTTTTAATTACTGGATTTAGACGTGGAGATCAATTCCGCCCCAAGCGGTATAGAGATTCAGTTTATCCGCATACAATTCAAAAAATTGTTGATATAGGTGAAGATGGAAGTCTAATCTTGCAGAGCGAAAGAAGGAGTGAAGAAGAGTAAATGGATTTTGTAAAATGTAAAGTGAAATTGAATCGCAAATTATTCCCTAGAGATTTTCATAAATCAGGCGAATTCGCAATCATGAAGTTTAACATAGTAGAAATCATTGAGGGGAATTCCTTGCTAGAAGAAAATGAAATATTTAAAGGGAACATGTGCGAAATTGAGTATGGGGAAATATACACAGTTACAGCAGAAGAAATTGTTGATGAAAAATGGGGGAAGCAATATCAAATAAAATACATTGGTCAACCTGCGCCCCTAAACTCAGAAGAAGAACAGAAAATTTTCCTTTCAAGAATACTTACCGAAAACCAGGTAGAAATGCTTTATAGTACTTTTAAAAACCCAATGGAAATAATTAGATCAAGAGATATCGAGGCTTTGTGTCAGGTCAAAGGAATAGGAGTTTTCACAGCAGAAAAAATTATAGATAAAGTTTTTTCTGCTGTGGACTATTCACAAGCATACGTTGAACTTGATAAATATGGATTAAGCAACAACTTGATTGAAAAATTAATTGGTGTTTATAAAAGTCCTGAAGTGGTTATTAACAAAATAAAGGAGAATCCTTATATACTAGCTGATGAGGTTTCTGGAATTGGTTTTAGAAAAGCTGATGAAATCGCTCTGGCAAATGAATATACTTTAAATGATCCAAGAAGATTGCTGCATTTATCCAAATACATTCTCACTGAAGAAGCCAACAATGGACATAGTTATATTCACGCTTATGATTTTATGGATAGAATTGAACAGGAAACTGATGATTTAAGCAGTGAAATTTTGGGGGATGTTATCAAAGAAAATAATGATTTTTATGCTTTTGATTTGGATGGAGAAAGGCATATCTCTTTAACTAAAATATACAATTTAGAAAAGAAAGTGGCTACAGAACTAATCAGGATTAATAACGGTGAAAATAATTTTGATTATGGTGATTGGGAGTTAAAAATAAAAAAATTAGAAGAACGCCAAGGATGGAAATACACTGATGAACAATACAATGCTATAAGAGAACTATTAACAAACCAAGTGCTTTTAGTTACAGGCTATGGTGGAACAGGTAAATCAAGTACAGTCAGCGCAATGACTGAGGTTTTGTCTGGATATGGCTTTGCACAAACGGCTTTGAGTGGTAGGGCTTCATCAAGGATGCAAGAAATCACAGGGGAAGCTGGTTATACCATCCATAGACTACTTGGCTACAACCCAAGAACCGGATTCTTCTATAATTCCAAAAATCAATTAGATGTGGATATTGTTGTAGTTGATGAAGTATCAATGATTGGCGGTGAAATCTTTTTACGACTACTGGAAGCAATTAAAACTGGGGCAAAATTAGTATTATTAGGGGACGAAGGCCAACTAGAGAGCATTGGAACCATGAATATTCTACATGACCTTTTAAAAAGTGATGTCATAAAATCATGCAGACTTACAAAAATTCATCGCCAAGCTCAAAAGTCAGGCATCATCGAAACAAGCATGAAAGTGAGAAACGGAGAGCAGTTGTTTGATAGCAGATTTACTGGGCAAAAAATTATTGGAGAGTTAGAGGATTTTGTTTTGAATGTTGTTAAAGATTCAACTGATTTACCAGGGTTAATTGAAAGACAGTTTGAAGAGCAGATGCAAAACATTAGTAATATTTGTGAGTTGCAGGTTATTGTTCCCCTAAAAGACAGAGGGAATATCGGATGTTTCCAGTTAAACATTAAATTACAAGATATATATAATCCAATTAAAGAAGGAATTAAAACTAAAAGGATATCTCTAAAGAAAAACAAGAGAGAATTTGAAATTAGGATTGGTGATAAAGTTATTAATAGAAAGAACAACTATAAAACATTTAATATCAATGGAGAAAACACACCAATTTTTAATGGAAATATAGGTATTGTTCAAGATATAAATGAGGAAAATAAAACTATGGTTGTTGACTTTAATGGGATTGGTTTAGTTTATATTTCTAAGGATGCCATAGATGGAATTGAGCTTGGCTACTGCATCACAACTCATTCATCCCAAGGTAGTCAATTTGATGTTGTGATTTATGCTCTTGATCATTCTGCATTTATGTTGCTTAACAAGGAGCAAGTTTACACAGGGATCACAAGAGCAAAGAAATTTGGCATCATGAATGTTGAAAACAGATCACTTAGACACGCTATTTCTACAAGTGAAGTGAAAAATAAGCAAACATTCCTTGCTCAGTTGCTTGAAGAAATAAAAACATAAAATATATTGAAATATGTGTTTAGATATGGTAAATTAATTTAGCACACATTTCTTATGGGGTGATGTCATGAAATAATGTTAATAAATGTAGTTTGATAAATAAAATATAAAAAAGGGGACATACATATGGAATTCTATGCAATTGGAACAGACAAAAACGGAGAATCTATAGTAATTTCTATTCAATCTAATAATCGACTAGAAGCAAAACATCAAGCGATTGAATATTGCCAGAACAATAATCTACGATTCAAAGGATTGCGTACATTTGAAGGATCTGGGCGTCAAAATGCAATTCTAACAAAAACTATTAAAGAAAAACGTGGGCGTAAAGTTTTTTGGCAGTGGTGAGACTGTGAACATTGAAATTGGGGATACACTTTATCATCGACACTATGGCATCTCAGATAAATTAGAAATAGCTGACATTCATTATGAAGAGAACGTAGTGATTGGATATGATGTTATTTCTTATACTAGTGACAGCAAGGCAGTAATCTTTCCAATTGATAAGGATAATTTATTAGACTTGTATAAACCATTAGAATGGTTTGAGTAGAAAATCATATAAAATATTACTTTTATCTATATTAAATCGAGGTGAGAAAATGAGTTCTATTGCACGAGATGTACAATTCTACACTGAAGTAGATATTGATGGTGTTAAACGTGAGATTTTAGTGTCAATTAAAAAAGCAAAACTTGAAGAAAAAACAGGTGTTTTTCAACTGAAGCCGATTTGTGTAGATGATATATATTATGAAAAAATTATTATTAAGTAAAAAATTTATAAAACAATCCTTTTAACTGGATACAGGAGGTGAAAATATGTTTGGTGTTGACATTGGTGAAATTGTTGATGAGTTAACAAGGCGAATTGAGAACTTGGAGCGTATTCAAAAGAAGAAAAATATTGAATATAGAGAGGATGATTTGCTTCAAGGAAAAATCATGGCATTAGAGGAATTTCGTGCCTGGTTGTCTATTGAGTATTTATAAAACAGAATTTTATAAGGAGGGATAAATTGATCTTTTTAACAATTGTTTTTATTGCATACTATCTGATTGTACTTGTTAAAGGTAGTTTTTTATCAGATTTAATTATTAAAGCTGGTGAAGATGAAATTAAGAGGGTAGAGACAGGATCAAAAAATGTTGACGAGTCCACTTATAAATTAGCTGCTACAGGATGCTTTTTCATTGTATTGTTGGTCTTAGAGCTTATTTACTTAGTTCTTGCTATTAGCCACGATATTTATAAGTATCCTACATTGATATTAATTCTATATGTTATTTTAACTTTTGCTTTTACCAAGTGGGGAAGAAAAAAAGACCTAACTACTGATGATGGTAGAAATGCATATCGAAAACAACTCTACCAAAAAAATAAACGATATTCGTTTAAAGGTTTTATGATTCGACTTTTGTTTCTTACATATTTTTGCTACATGTTTTATATTCTAGTGTTTCAATAAAACAAATCCCTTTAAACTGACTGAGGGGAGGTGGAAAGATGCGAGTTAATGTAACTCTAAAAAATGGGGATGTATATACAACGACAATTGAAGAAAGCGATTTTCGAGATTTTTTCAAGAAATTTGCAGAGACAAACAGCTGTTACGTCTGCTTTAAAGATTTAATTGTGATCAAAGATGAGATTTCTTGTATTACCACTTTATCATAAAGAATAAATTTATAAATAAATCCAAATAGAAAAGGAGAAATGGGAATGAATAATAGTGCGAGTGTGTATAGTGAGAGTGTAGAAAAGAAATATCAAGAGTATATGGATAAATACGAGATTCCAGAGTATTACGAGTTTCAACTTAAAACATTGCTATCACTACAAGAAGAGTATAATGAGGCAACTAAAAAAACACCTGAACACACGAAAAGTCGTGAAAGTTTATTACATATGATTCAGAGAATGCAGCTACCCTTAAATGTATTAAAAGAAAGAAATGAAAATATAGTTAAAATCAGCATTGAGGAATTTTGCTACTATGTTGATAAACCATTTATTAAAGAATTATGGGATGAATACCAGAGTATTGATGGATATATAAGAGCATTAGCGACACTTCCGCAATACAAGGACTTAACTCACAAAGATAGCAAATTCTAATTAAAACAGTAATTTTAAATGGTTGGGGATGATAATTCGATGTTGAACTTAGAATTTATCGCAAAATTGTGCCATGAAGTAAACAGAGCATATTGCAGTAGTATTGGGGATGAGTCACACACATCATGGGATGAAGCCCCTGAATGGCAAAAGAAAAGTGCAATAAATGGAATAAAGTTTCATATCGAAAATGAAACTAAGCCAGAGGATAGTCACTATAGTTGGATGAAAGAGAAGATCGAAGATGGTTGGATTTATGGTGAGGTTAAAGACGCAGAACAGAAAACTCATCCCTGCATTGTTTCATACGATCAACTTCCTCAAGAGCAACGCAGCAAAGATTACATCTTTAAGGCAATTTGCAATTTCTTTAAAAATGAGAAAATGGTTACAGAAGAAAAAGGAAGTTACCATGTTGGTCAAGAGGTTATAATTAAAGATTGTAGCTATGCGAGAATGGAAGGGATCGTAGGGAAAAGAGCAACTATCGTTGAAGTGCGAGACGGTGAATTTGATTACGAAGTTAAGACAGAGGATGGCATTGTGGATTTACTTAACTATGATGAAGTAGAGTTAATAGAAAACAATCAATAAATCATCTCTATTTTTCTCTATTTTCCTTCTATTTACTTCGTTTTTTAAGGTTAAGAATCCATTAAAAGAGGGATTTTAAAACGAAATATAAAAGAATGGAGAGGATATGTCGTAATTGTTAATATTGATGGATTTGATATTAGAGCAATAAATGATAATGCAATTATAGAAGAAGATTGGTATGGATTTATTTACATTACATTAAATCTCATAAATAACAAAAAGTACTTGGGACAAAAGAAATTCGACAATGGGAGATGGAAAAAATATCTGGGAAGTGGAAAGGTTCTTAAACAAGCTATTAACAAATATAAAAAAGAAAATTTTAAGAGAGTGATTGTTTACTTGGCCTCATCAAAAAAAGAATTAGATTATAAAGAAAAAGAGTTAATAGGCTTTTTTGATGCTGTGCAAAACGAAGATTGGTATAACGTTGCAGAAGGTGGGACTGGACTAACATTCTCAAATGAGTGTAATGAAGAACTGTTAAAACAGCGCAATAATAAAATAAGTTTAGCATTAAAAAGGTTTTGGAGTAGTTCAGATAATAAACAAATGATGAGAGATTCTATGAGTGGGAAATTAAGTTCTATGAAAGGGAGAAAACTCACTGAAAAGCATAAGCAAGGGATTAGCCAAGGGAACAAAGGGAAAAAACGATCTGATGAACAATTAGAAAAACTTAAAGAAAGTCAAAGAAGAAGATGGGAGAAAGATGAGGAACGCGAAAAGATAAGTAGACGGAATAAGGGAAAGATTCCTTGGAACAAAGGAAAAGTTACCCCTGATGATGTCAGAAGGAAACAAAGCGAGGCAGCCAAGAGAAGGTTTCAAAATAAAGAAGAGAAAGAAAAAATAAAAAACAGAAAATATATTAACAAATGCGTTGCCTGTAGCAAGGAGTTTGAATCTCGTAGCAATCGTACTTTGCGATGCCAGGAGTGTAAAGAGGTGAAAATAAATGCTTAATAAATGGTCTGGTAAAGCCTTGTCTATTGCCATCGTGATTATTCTGATAGTTGTTGGAGTTGGTATAAAGATCTTTTGGTTTCCAGTACATACATCGTTAAAATCAATTAATTCTACATATGAAATAATAGATAAAACATTAGATAGCAACAATATACTAGCAAATTACGAGTGGTTTAAACGTCAGGAAGAAGGAATTCAAGCCCTTTACAAAAAGGAGGCAAGAGCCAAAGAAGAGATTGCAGCTTTCGAAGAAGCTTATCCTGATAAAGATAAATGGAGCAAATTTGATAAGGATGAATATGCAAGATTACGCTCTAATTTAACAGGAGTGAGCAATATTCTTGATGAGGCAATTGCTGAATATAACGCCAGAAGCTCTATGGCTAACCGTGCAATATTTAAAGAGAATCTTCCAGTAAATATCAGTCGTGCATTTTATACTGGATTAGACTTAATCGATGGAGGGGAATAAATGAAAAAAAACATTTTAATTATTTTAATGGTCATTCTTATGCTAGGCACGTCTGCTTGCGGATCAATGGACATCCCAACACCCGCTGATAAACAACAGACAAAACAACTTGAAAAACTGCAAAACGACTTTATTACTCGTCAACCTATTCCAGAAGTTGAGTTTAGCGTTGAAAGACAAAATGTTATTGACCGTATTAAAAGATGGAATGACCCCAATAAAGTTAGCTATATTTACTTAATTAGCGAAAATGGAATCATATTAGCGTACTTTCCAATTAAAGGGAAGGTCACGGCATTAAATACTTATGCAACACCTGACTTACAAATTGTTGATGATCCATATGCTCGTTCTTATGAGGGTTCTCAAGGTCAAGTTGTTGATGCGCCTGATGAACTTGGTACATATGGAGAAAATAATGATGGAGTATTCTTCTTTTTGACCGATGGCACTTATGTTGAATGGACTGGTCATTACTTACTTGCAGATCAGCCTATTAAATTAACTCAGCAGCCGATCATGTTATATGAAATAGAATCTGAAAAATAAATTTAATGAAAGTTGGATTGGGGTGTGGCTTTGTTTCTAAGCACAATACTTTTAATTTTAAATGCGTATATCATATTCTTTTTATGCAAAAACTTCATTGGTTTTGTATTTTATAAAAAAGAATTAGAAAGAGAAGAAATAGGTATGTCTATTTTAGCTTTAATAGGATGTTTTATTGTTTTCTTTTGCCAACTTCTTTTTAAAATAATTTATTAAATAATTAAGGAGGTGAGTCATTTAATGCACTTTAAAACAACAGATGCCTTAATAAAATCTGCTTTTGCCGAAGCTGACTTAGATAAAATTTTGGTTGACAGCATAAAAAAGACCATTCAAAAGGAGGATAAAAATATGGAATATCTATATGAAGTTTTCTTGGTTGATTCAAAAAGAACAATTCAATTGAATGAAGTAACTGTTGCAGGCAATGAAGAAGAAGCCAAATTCAATGCAGGTGTATATGATTTGCTGAGGGATAACGGCACAAAGTTATCAAATGTAACTATTATCGTTAATAGATTAGGTTCTGTTAAAGTTGAATATTAAAAATAAAATATACTACATAGGAAGATGAGGGAAGGAATTACATTGAAACTACCCAAGACAATTATTAAGCGCAATGGCAAAACTGTTGAATTCCAAACGGGGAAAATTACACAAGCAATTAAAAAAGCTGGAGAGCAAACAGGTGAATTTGACATTCTCGAAGCGGAGCGACTTACCCAAGAAGTGCTAAAATTAATCGAGAATCGTAACAATTATGAGGGTTTGACAGTTGAGGGAGTTCAAGACTTGGTAGAAATGGTTTTGCTAGAATCAAAATACAAGACTACAGCAAAAGAATACATTATCTATCGAGAAAAAAGAAATCAGGCTAGAGTGCCAGACATTTTTAAATTTCGCCTCAACTTAAAACCGTATGAATATCCAGAGCTTGCTAAATATAAAGAGGCCATCCAGCACTCTTATTGGCTGCACACTGAATTTAATTACACATCAGATATTCAAGACTTTAAAGTGAATGTATCAGATGTGGAGCGAAATGCTATTAAAAATGCAATGCTTGCAATTGCACAAGTAGAGGTTGCGGTTAAAACATTTTGGGGCGACTTATATCATCGATTGCCTAAGCCAGAGCTAGGGTCTGTGGGCTATACATTTGCAGAAAGTGAAGTGCGACATCACGATGCATATTCTCACTTACTTGAAATTCTGGGGTTAAATGAAGAATTTGAAAAGATTAAAACAATTCCTCAACTGATGCAACGTGTGGATTATTTAACTAAAAGTGTTGCTTTATCCCGAACAGGAAGTGACAAAGATTACGCATTGTCATTGTTGTTATTTTCCTTGTTTATTGAGCATGTATCATTATTCTCGCAGTTTTTAATTATTATGTCATTTAATAAATATCGAAATATATTTAAGGGTATGTCGAATGTAATCGAAGCAACTTCTAAAGAAGAGCAGATTCACGGGCTATTCGGCATCGAACTGATTAACACTATTCGTCAAGAACGTCCAGATTGGTTTGATGATCACATGGAACATCTGGTAATTCAAGCGTGTAAGGAAGCTTATGAATCTGAGCAGCTTGTTATTGATTGGATCTATGAAGCAGGAGATTTAGATTTTTTACCAAAAGCGACAGTCAAGGAGTTTGTTAAGAACCGCTTAAACAACTCGCTTCAAAGTGTGGGTTATAAGCCAATATTTGAAGTGAATGAAATGGCAGTTGAAGCAACAGATTGGTTTAACGATGAATTGTATACCACGAAGCATGTGGATTTCTTTGTAAAACGTTCGGTTAATTACAGTAAACGCACACGAAGCATCACTAGCGATGATTTATTCTAAGCAATACTACACGGAAAGGAAAAGATATAATAAATGACATTTAAATGGCTCAATGAAAATAGTCGCAAATTTTTAGAGAGTGGGTATTTAACTGAAGGAGTCACACCAGAGCAGCGCATTCGGACAATTGCAGATTCAGCAGAATCTATTTTAGGAATCGATGGCTTTGCTGATAAGTTTTATGATTATATGAGCAAAGGTTACTACTCACTATCATCACCTGTCTGGTCTAATTTCGGTATGGATAGGGGTCTGCCTATTAGCTGCTTCAATTCCTATGTTCCAGACACTATGGGAGGTATCTTGTACGCGCAATCCGAAGTTGGAATGATGAGTAAGTTTGGCGGTGGAACATCTGGATATTTTGGCGATCTACGTCATCGGGGAGCAACAATCAAAGACAATGGACACTCTTCAGGAGCTGTTCATTTTATGAAGTTGTTTGAATCGATGATCGATGTTGTTTCGCAAGGCTCAGTTCGTCGTGGAGCCTTCTCACCATACTTGCCAATTGATCATCCTGACATTGAGGAATTTTTAAATATTGGCACAGAGGGAGATCCCATTCAAAAACTTACTCACGGCGTAACTGTGACAGATGAATGGATGAAAGACATGATTGCAGGAGACACGGAAAAGAGAGCGTTGTGGGCGAAAGTTATTCAGAGACGTGTTGAAATTGGTTATCCATATATTTTCTTTACGGATACGGTGAATAACAACACAGTGGATGTTTATAAAGATAAGGGGTTGAAGATAAAATCGGGGAATTTATGCAATGAAATAGCCCTGCCAAGTAACGATGAATGGTCATTTGTTTGTAATTTATCTTCCATGAATTTATTGCATTATGACGAATGGAAAGATACTGACGCAGTAGAGACTATGGTGTTTTTCTTAGATGCTGTGATGACTGAGTTTCTAACTAAACTTGAAAGATATCGTGATTCTGACTCTAAGGAAGATCAGTTGGCTTTTTACTTCATGGAGCGAGCATATAACTTCGCAAAAGAAAATCGAGCACTGGGTCTTGGAGCATTGGGGTGGCACTCCTATCTTCAGTCTAAAATGATTCCATTTGAAAGTATGGATGCTGCTAAACTGAATTCGCGTATTTTCAGCTTCATTCAATCCAAGGCGCACGAAGCGTCTAAAGAATTGGCTAAATTATATGGAGAACCAGAGGTTTTGAAAGGATATGGGCGCAGAAACACAACGCTGACAGCAATAGCACCTTAAAATATAGGGCGTTAATAAATTAATATTAACGATAACACTTTCGAATTGCTGGGAACCCCTAACGTAAAGTCGAGGGCGATCAGCAGCCAAGACTTACCAGTATAACTTATAAATAAAAAAAACAAGGAAGGAGGGATTTTGTGTGGGGGAAATGCATTAGTTTTCCCAAGCTAGAAGTGACAAGGGACGGAAGAGTAAGAGCATGGCATAACTCTTGGAAAAGATATGTAGAAAAGAAACCAAGATACGATAAGGATGGATATAAAATAATTTCTACAAGACGTGATGATGGAAGATCAACGACAGTTAGAGTCCATCGATTGATAGCGGAAGCTTATATACCCAATCCAGAAAATAAACCAGTGGTAAATCATAAAAATGGAATAAAGGATGACAATCAAGTAGAAAACTTAGAGTGGGTTACTGTTTCTGAAAACACACAACATGGTTACGATGTTTTAGGAAACATATCAGCAAAATCTCAAAGAATGCTATTATATATTGATGAAAAACCTTTTTCGACTTATGATTCAATAAATAAGGCTTGCAAAATAATAGGAATTGATCGGGGTGCTCTAGATTTTTTAGTAAAAATGTCTGAAAGATATATTTCATATAAAAAAGTGAAAGAAAATTTTCAGGCAGTTTCCCATAACAAAGAAATATGGGAATCAAGGATAACTTTAAATATTCGTGGTAAATTTTATAAGATTGGGAATAAGTATTACGACAAGATAAAAGATATTGCAAAGGATTATGGTAAAGAGAGAAGTACAATACACAGATGGATTAATAAAAGTCATCCAAAAGGAATTCAAATAGAAATCATAAGTTGCAAAGAGTTTTTAAAAAATAAAATAAAAAATACTGGTGAGTAAGGTTCAACGACTATCCCGTTGCGGGGAGTACACTCAAGCGAGTGGAAGCGGAAGTGGTCTTACATAAAGTAAGATGTGATATAGTCTGCTCTTTATGGAAACATAAAGCAGTTCATAAGAGAACGCACACAGAAGTAGCGAGCTGTGTGGAACACAAAGGACAACAAGTTCAGCATTCATCTTAGGCCAAGTGTCACAAAGTATTGAGCCTATTTGGTCTAATACCTATGTAAAAGACGTTGCGAAAATGAAGGTGACGATTCGCAATCCATACTTACAAGAGGTTTTAAAATCATATGGCAAGGATACACGAGAAATTTGGAATAGTATCCGTGATCATGACGGCTCTGTGCAACATCTAGACTTCTTGACCGAGCATGAAAAAGAAGTATTCAAGACATTTAGTGAAATTGACCAATATGTAATTTTAGATCAAGCTTCAACTCGCCAACAATTTTTGGATCAGAGTCAATCACTAAATCTTATGATTAATCCTACAATGTCTGCGAAAGAAATTAATGAATTATATCTATTTGCTTGGGAAAGCAACATTAAAACTTTGTACTATCAACACAGCACAAATGCGGCACAGCAATTTAGCAAAGACAAGTTGTGTACTGTATGTGAGGCATAATAAGTCTAGCCTTTACACTAAAACATGAATCCTTAAGAAGATAAAAATGATACTATATGTAGTGTTCATTTACGCAATATAGCACTACATATAGATGTAAAATACCAATAAAAGGGGAGTTTTAACGGATGTTTAAAGTTGAAGATCGAGTTTTTATTAAAGGACTTAATAAAAAAGGTGTAGTGAAAGAAGTTGATATTAAAGAAAACAAATCCAAGGTTACACATTTTAATCAATCTGATCAAAGAATTACAGCATGGTTTGATAATAACCAACTGAGGAAGTATTTGAAACCAAAAGATAATAAGTATTACCATATGGTATATGAGTTTCATAAAGCATTTGACCATCCTACATCAACTAAACCGACTCGATTAACTAAAGAAAAAAAGAAAAGCCATATTGATTGGATGCTTGAAGAATTGAATGAATATAAAAATGCTAACACTCTTGTTGATGAAGTTGATGCCTTAATTGATCTTCAATACTTTCTGACTGGAACCTTTGTTTTACATGGAGTAAAACCAGATAGAATTTTTGAAATCGTACATAATGCGAATATGAGCAAATTATGGGAAGATGGCAAACCCAGATATAGAGAAGAAGATGGCAAAGTAATCAAACCACCATCTTGGCAAAATCCAGAGCCTTTAATTGCAAAAGAAATTGAGAATCAAAGCAGATAATAAAAAAAATGTGGACGGTGAAAGCTCATCGTCCACATGTATTTCTGGAGGAGAAAACATATGTCAAATTTTGATATTCAATATATGAATTTAATTATGGATATCTTAGATAATGGATATTATGATTCAAATCGAACAACAGATAAGACTAAAAAAGTATTTGGGAAAACTCTTCGCTTTAATCTTCAAGAAGAATTTCCAATACTAACTCTTAAGAAAACTGGCTTTAAAACATTAACTCAAGAAATGATGTGGATTTATCAAGTAGGTTCTAATGATGTGAAATGGCTAAATGATCGAGGTATTACAATCTGGGATGAATGGAAATTTGCAGATAATACAATTGGAAAGGCATATGGATACCAAATAAAAAAGTATGATCAAGTTGGCAAATTGATTGATTCATTGAAAAACAATCCTCAGTCAAGGCGAATGGTGCTAAATTTGTGGAATGTAGAGGATCTAGATGAAATGGCACTTACTCCTTGCATGTATAATCATGTAGCTGATGTTAGCAATGGCAAATTAAACTGGCACACTACAATCAGATCTTCGGACGCCGCACTTGGTTTGCCATATAATGTAGCGCAAACGGCAGTTCTTGTACATATGCTTGCACAAGTTGCAGGTTTACAAGTGGGAGAACTATTATTTACTCTTGTCAATGCACATTTGTACGAGCAGCATTTTGAACCAATTGAAGCAATATTTGAACGAAAGCCATACCCTGCACCGAAGCTGTGGATCAATGAGTCAATTACTAACTTTTATGATTTTACAATTGATGATATAAAACTTATTGACTATAAATACCATCCTCATATTTCAATGAGAGTGAGTGTGTAGCTTTGACAATCTCAATCATCGTAGCTATGGATAAGAGAGGATTAATTGGGAATAGAAATTCCCTGCCCTGGCATATCCCAGCAGACTTAAAATACTTTAAAGAAGTAACTGAAGGTAACACAGTAATCATGGGAAGAAAAACATTTGAGTCAATCGGTCAACCTTTACCAGATAGGAAAAACATAGTCCTAACAACAAATGAGTCATTTAATGCTGATAATGCTGAGGTGCATTATTCCTTTGATGAGTTATTGGCAAAAATTAAAAGTGAAGAGGATGAGGAATTTATCGTTATTGGTGGAGCAGAAATATATAAACAATTTTTACCCTTTGTTGATACTCTCTATATAACTCATATTGATCATGATTTTGAAGGAGACATACACTTCCCAGTTTACAACAAAGAAGATTTTGTACTTAGCTCTTATTCCACTTTGGGTATATCTAAAGAGACAAATTACAATTTAAAATTTGCAATCTACGACAGAGTCAAAAATAAAATATAAAAGTTATTGACACGATTTAACAATGGTGTTACCCTAAGTGTAGTCTATACAGGCTACACTATTTTTTATAACGAGGTGAGTATATGTGATTGTTGAGGTTAATACCAAAAATCCAGAATTGAAAACAAAAAAAATTCACATGTCAGATCATGCATACCAAAGAATGAGTGAGCGATTTGGGATCAAAGAAAAAACCCAAGCCCTTGGCAGAGTCAGAGAATGGTTGAGAGAGGGTCATAAAGTTGGTTTAGTGACAGATGAAAATGGCAAGGATGCTATTTTATACGCATTTGGAAGAAATGCGGTTTATCTTTCACTCGATTTATCAACTGTTTTAACAGTAAAGCGTGAAGAGCATGTTACATATAAGCCAATTAAAAATAGATTATATGAAATGCATAGGAAAGAATTTAATAAATTAGATAGGCTGGAAAAAAGAAAAATTAAAAGGAAGAATCTTGAACAGTTACGAGTAAATGCAGAAATCTCTCACTTGGAGTATCGAAAAGCAAAAACAAGATCAGAAAATGTAAGGGTATATTGCGACACAAGAATAGCAGAATTGAAAAACTACATAAATAAACTAAAAAATGAAATACGAAGCATTAAAGCAGAAAAGAATCAAGTTGCAAATTCAATGGTTTCAATTTTATAAATTTTATAAAATAAAATATAATAGGTGATAATATGAATTTGATAAGGGATTTTTTTAGAGATAAACCAATTATACTACACAAGTCGGAAAAGCTAGTTATTTTATCTATGGTGTGTTTAGTTTCACTTTTTCTGTTAGTCTCAGGTTATACGCTTGTATTTGAAACAGAGTTTAAAGAATTTACTATGCTTATGACTGGGATTGGATTCCTCATTATTGGTGCTTTTGCTCCAATAACAACATTTACATCCTTTGCAGACTATGGAATTATGAAAGAAGAAATCCAGAAATTAGAGGCTAAAAAACATTGATAGGACGCGATTATTAAGATGAGATTTTCCGATAAAACACTTGTTTTAACTGATTTGCTACTCATCATAAATTAACAGGGGGAGATGGAGAGTGTACGTTATCAAAGAAGTTGCAGTTGGAAGGAAATATTTTAAAGACCCATCTTTTGATCGCTGGGATTTAGTTAACAATATAGAAGAAGCTACAAAATTTGAAACTTATGAGAAAGCTAAGAAAATAGAAGAAGCAATCAATCTTGCTTCCCTATTCACCTATTGGGACTTTGATGAAATTCCTCCGAAAGCGGAAGCCATTCTTTACAAAGTCGAAGAGTGAAGAGGTATAAAATGGAAGAATTACTCATTACTGATGCAGCAGATGCTTTAAGTCGGCTCGGTGATAAATACATCATTAGAAGTCACCTTGACAACTATTATTATTTGGAGCATAGGGGTGGATTCATTCAAAAGCTTATCCGCTTAGAAGAAAAATCCTGGCTAGTATACAAGGGTGATTGGTCAATCAGCAAAGAAGAGTTAAATGGACTTTGGCAATGTATTAACTCTGTTGGTCAATCAATCTCTCTTCCTTCAGATCCATTAGACGAAAGAAGAAAACGATTCGATCAAAAAATAGCGACTGAAGATAAGTGGCGCTTTGAACGTTTAAAACAAATTAGACAAAGGATAGAAAACAAAAATTATTGACTCCTTCTATAACTAATATGTTCCACGATGGTTTTCGTTAAAATATTCGAAATTAGGAACGGAAAGCTAATTAGAACAATACTTTTCTCGATCAGATCGGGTCGATCTAGTTTCTTTATAGAACTATCAAAGGTATTGAAAAGATGGGAAAAGTCATTATTCATGTAAGAGTAAATTATCACTGAGGAAACTAATATCGTTAATATGGCTGAATTATACTCTAAAGCCACTTTAAGCTGATTTAAATTGATATTTTCTTTGATAATTATATAGAGTGTTAAAGCAAAAATACTGATTAAATAATAAAAGAACACGAAAATTCCATTAATGCTGAATAATATATTAGCAAGTAATAAGCCAAATGTAGCAACCGCTAATGGGCAAATTAGTAGTCCCAATGTAAGAAAAAATACATTTTCTTTGATAATATCCCTGTCAAAAAAAACATAGTAAATTGTGAAGTAGAAAGATATTAAACATATCATAGATGCAATTGATACAGCAACACCTGAAGAAAGCAAAATTAAAATGAATATATAAAATAAATATAAAATAAACTGAACTATCATGCTTTCTTTAGCGAAAAGGTATAACTCTTTTATAATACGCATATCATCACCTGACATCTTATACGCTACATTATTTCCAAAGTTTCACACAGAAGGAAGTGTTGTATATAATCATTCTCCACTGGTTTCGTCACAAATGGCATCGAAAGAAAGAAAACAAGTATTCTGATCTTCTATTCACACTTAGAAACTGGAAGTTTTCTGAAGTCTACAGTTTCTATTTAGTAAAGTATAAGTATCATAGTTTCATGAGTGACTGGATTAAAAATAAGTATTTAAAATAAAATATATTGAAATAGAGGTGTTGTTTGTGATACTGTCATTTCACATTACTAATCCAGAAGTTAAACGATATCATGACGTGCTCGTTGATATTTATAAAAATGTTCAAAATGAAAAATCTGCAAGATATGAAGCAGCTAGGAAAATCAGTCTGATACAAAACCTAGTTGAAATATACGAACAAGGAGAAAATATTGTTTATGAAGATTTGTTATGGGACGAATTCGGCAGACATTTATTACCCGAAGAGCTTAAAAGCTTAGCACAAAAAATTAACCAGTCATTACATAAAAAAGAAAAGGTTTAATGGTATAGCAAATGGCAAGTTTAACATTTAAATATGGCGCAATGAATGCATCAAAATCAATTCAATTATTAACCACAGCGCATAACTACGAGCAATCTGGTAAAAAAGTAATGATTTTTACTCCATCCATTGATGATAGATATGGAGTTGGCAAGGTAACTTCCAGGGTAGGAATTAGTCAAGAAGCTTTTACAATAAACAATGATACAGATTTATATATAGCGATAGGAATTAATTCACCTGATCATGTTTTCATTGATGAAGGTCAATTTCTATCACCACAACATGTGCTTCAACTAGTGAAGATAGTAGACGATCTTAATGTTCCTGTAACTGTTTACGGATTACTGAAGAACTTTAAAAATGAATTATTTGAAGGTAGCAAGAGCTTACTATGTGAAGCAGACATAATAGAAGAAATCAAAACAGTATGCTTTTATTGTAACGACAAAGCAACTCATATTTTGAAATTTAAAGATGGAATACCAATTTATACTGGGGAGTCAATTGAAATTGGCGGTAATGAAACATATACGTCAGTGTGTAGAAAACATTGGTATTCTGGAAAAGGAAGTGTGTTTAACTGATAAGAAGGTTTATTTCTTACTTGTATCATAAATTTGTTTGTAAGCCCTTTGATATTACCGATCTAACAAAAGAAGAGTATATGAATGTAATGGGAATGATGTATGAGTATAAACTAAAGAAAAAACTCTCCAAATATGGAGAGGAGCGAGCTTATTTTGCAATTGCAAAACTAGATGTTAAAAGCAATGGTAAATTTACTAGCTTATTAAAAGAATCATCAGAAAGAATGGCAAATGTTTTAGTAGAAGTATTTGGAGACATAAAAAATAAATTATAATACTACTCTGAATTCCAGTCTTTAAAATCTCCCGCACGAAAGAAGTTGCCAAATGTATCTCGTGCTGGGAAAGGCTCACTTGTAGCAGGATAAACAAACAATTTGTGTTGGCACTTGTGACACCAAGTAGTTGCGGAGTTTTCAAAAACATAATGAGTCCCAGTGTTCCAGCAAGCGTTACATTTATAGTGCAATCTATATAGTTTCGTACCATCAGGTCGAATTTTTATCCCAGTTGTCACAAAATCTGGCTGATCTTCTGTTGATTTATATGTACTCTCTAATTCTTCTTTGTCTAGTGTTAGGCCATGAATCATTTGTTGTCTAATCTCATCATTTTTAATTTCTGTTTCTTCATTGGATGACTGAATTTCATCTGTCTCAATTTTATTAAAGAATGAGCTATAAGCTTTTCCAATTCTGTTGTACTCTTGAACCATCTCTAATACGTCATTCTTAATGTCAAACAAATTAAATACATTTTGAATTATTACTAATTTACTCAGATTGTCAGTCTCAGATAAATTAACTTCTGCTTTTTTACCTTTGCCATCATCTATTGTAATTTTCACATTCAACATTAAACCACTCTCCTTGGAGAATATTATATCAAGAACGGGAGGTGAATTGTGGTATCAAAGGAAAAGTATGTTCTTGATCGAATTGAATACTTCATATTGGATAAAATTAATGGGGGTGGTGATATAGATCCATATTTATTAGATAAAGTGGAAATTTGATTATGAAGTTGAAGAATTGTATGTAAAATTAGATCAAATGAAGTATCGTGATTAAATACTCTTTAATAAGAGATAAAAAATTTTTAAAGGGAGAAATTTAAAAATGGAATTTAAAGAATTTAAGAAACTACTTCAAGAAAATTTTTTACAAATGTCAAAAGATGCAAGTCATTTATTTGAAGTTGATTTAGATAAAGATGAATTGTGGAGCCTATATCTAGAAAGTTTCCCTGAAGGAACAAACGAATTTTTTAGAGAGAGGAGAGAGTACGATTGCAGTTGTTGCAAACAATTTATTAGAAACATTGGCAATGCAGTTGTTATTTCCAATAATAAAGTTAAAACCATATGGGATTTTAAAACTAGCGACACAACTTTTCAACCAGTAGTAAATGCTTTATCTAGCTATGTAAAATCACATATTGTTTCTGATGTGTATGTTAATAAAATCAAAAAAATTGGCACTGACAAAAACTTCGAGGATTTAGGTAATGGCAAGATTAATGAATGGCATCATTTTTACTTAGAATTACCAGAGCGATTCGTTAGTAAAGGTAGTAGCTCAGAAGGGGAAATCAAAGGTTCTTTCAGAGATACTAGAAATGTATTTAAAAGATCACTAGATGAAATTACAGAGGAAAGTCTGCTCACAGTATTAGAATTAATTTCTCAAAACTCACTGTATAAAGGAGAGGAGTGGAAATCAGTTCTAACCGAGTTTCTTAAACATAAAAAAGAATATAATAAATTGAAGTCCAGTTCAGACAAAGAAAATTATACTTGGGAACAGTCTGTTAAAGTAGGTGTCGCAATTCGCAGGATTCGTAATCTCAGCATCGGAACACTGCTTACCAATGTTAGTGAAGGAATGGATTTGGATGAAGCAGTTAAAAAATATGAGGCAATTGTTGCACCCGAAAACTATAAAAGATCAAAACCAATTTACACCAAGAAGATGCTAGATGATGCCAAAAAAACAATTGAAGAGCTTGGATATATGGATTCTTTAGGCAGAAGATACGCTACTCTAGATGATATTACAATCAACAATATTCTTTTCTCTAACAAAGATTCTGCGAAACGAATTGCTGGTACAGATATTTTTGACGAAATGTTAGGCGGAGCAGCTATCAATCCAAAACAATTCTCTAGAGTTGAAGAGATTTCAATTGAAGGTTTTATCAACAATGTATTGCCAACGGCAAAAGAAATTGAAGTATTTTTAGAAAACAAACATTCTAGTAGTATGGTTTCACTAATTGCACCTGAGAATAAAGACAGTAAGACCATGTTTAAATGGGATAATGGATTCAGTTGGGCATACTCTGGGAACATTACAGATAGCTCAATGAAAGAAAGGGTTAAGTCTGCTGGTGGCAATGTTGAAGGCATATTGAGATTTTCAATTCAGTGGAATGATCAAGAATATAATGGGAATGATTTTGACGCCCACTGCATTGAACCTAGCGGCAATGAAATTTATTATGGGAATAAACACAATAGAGATACAACGGGTCAATTAGATGTAGATATTATCCGCCCAGAAAGAAATAAACCAGCAGTTGAAAATATTACTTGGACAGACAAAAACAAAATGGGTTACGGCACTTATAAATTCTTTGTCCATAACTATTCACATAATGGTGGCAGAGATGGTTTCAAGGCAGAAGTGGAGTTTGATGGACAGATTTATTCCTTTGAATACAACAAAGAGCTTAGACAAGGTGAAAAAGTTCATGTCGCAGAAGTTGTGTTTGATGGTAATGGATTCGCAATATACGAAAAGCTACCATCAAATGTTTCTTCAAAAGTAGTTTGGGGCTTAAACACTAATCAGTTCATCCCAGTCTCAGTGATGATGTATTCTCCGAATTATTGGGATGAGCAAGATGAAATTGGCAATAAGCATTATTTCTTTATGCTTAAAGGCTGCACTAATCCAGAGCAGCCGAATGGATTCTATCCTGAATTTTTGAAAGAGGATCTAATGAAACATAGACGGGTTTTTGAGGCACTAGGTGGCAAAATGGCTGTAAAGGATCATCCAGATCAGCTAAGTGGGTTAGGCTTTAGCTCAACAAGAAGAAATGAATTGTTAGTAAAGGTAAAAGGTCAAACTGAACGAGTAGTTAAAGTCAAATTTTAAAAAAAATAAAAAAACAATCGAAGGAGAAGTGATTTAAGATGACAGAAAACATTTTTGAGTATGCGGTAAAAAACAAATTACGATTCCCCTTTAAGGGGATGGCAACTGTTGAAGATCTATTTGATTTATCTGTGGAGACTTTGGATCACATTTTCAAAACTCTCAATCATGAATTGAAAAATGTACAGGAAGAAAGTCTACTTGGAACAAAAACAAAAGAAGATAAAGAATTGGATATTAAGATTGCTATTGTTAAACATATTGTTAGCACAAAATTAGAGGATCAAAAACAACGGCTAAAAGCCAAAGAACAAAAAGAAAAGAAGCAAAAGATTTTAGAAATTTTGTCAGCAAAGCAAGATCAAGATTTACAGAATAAAACAATTGATGAACTTCAAAATATGCTGAATGAGTTAGATAATTAAATAAGAAGTTAGGCAGAGAGAATGTTTTTCTCTCTGCCTATAAAACAACTATTTTAAATGAAAGGAGATTAATTTTGGACAAGGAAAAATTGAAAGAATTTTTAAGAGAGCTAGCTAAATTAGAAAATAAATATGGTATCTGGGTTACAGCGAGCTATGAAGAAAATATTGATTACGACTATGGAGAAAATCCTTATGTGTGTGGTGTGTCTGCCTATCTTGTTTTTTCAGATAGTGAAGGCAATGAAATGACATTAGACAATCTTGATATTGATGAACTAAAAGAGCTGCACGAAGGAGAATAAAATATAACAACAAACAACACAGAAGATATATAAAAGTTAGTTAATTAGAAAATTTATTAAAGGTAGAAGAGAGTAATTGACAGCTAATTTCCGTTGTAACTTTAGACTTTATTTCCTAGATCATTTATCCTAATATGGAAGTGAGGTGAAAATTATGACAGATTTTTATGAGATTGTTAACTTAGATAGAGACATCGACAGGAGGCATAGATGGAGGAAGCACCGTGAACAAACGAGTAAATTCATAAATGAAGTAGTGAGCTTGATGAAAAATAGAAAAAGTGTTGGAGTATTTGGAGCAGGAAATTGTGACGACTTTGATGTTGAGTTGTTAACTGCAAACTTTGAAAAAGTTTATTTGCTTGATATAGATACAGAAGCAGTTGAGCGTGGAATAAGTCATTTAAATGAAGATCATAAAAAGAAGATACAGATTATTGAAGTAGATTTTGTTAACATGAGTGATTTCAGAAATGAATTTGTTAGAAAACTAAATTCAGAAGAATCAAAGAAAAAGATAGTGAAATACTTACGTAGTGTCCACCTCGTAAATGAGGAGTTTCTTAAAAATTTTAAAGAGATATTTAATGTTACTATAGTTTCCGCAATTTACACACAATTATTCTATAACGAGTGCTTAATCATACTTGAGGAACATGGCACTTACCTTACCCAGAAAGAAATTAAGGACATAATTATTGATTTGGCATATGTTCGGGATCAAGTAGTTAAATCTTTTAATGAATTGGTTCACAGTTGTACTTGTGAAAAAGGCTATATGATACAATGGACTGACCTTATTGAAGTTAACAAAAATAATACCTGGATACTATTAGAGTTTGAAAAAATACACAACCAAAAAGAAAAAATCGATTATATAGGTAAACTATGTGGAACATATGGAATTCCTTCAGGCGTTAATGGTTGCAAACAATTTATTAAATTAATCGATAAAAATGAAGAAATACTTTTAAGCTATTGGAGATGGAGATTTTCAGATCAGAAAAATTATATAGTAGCTGGGATATATGGGCAAAAAGGAGTTTAATAGCTCCTTTGGTAAGAGATAAAATATAATTAAAATTATGATATTACAGAAAGCGAGTAGTGATATGTAGAAATGAAATTACTATATTGCAAAAAATGCGGCGATGTATTTAATTTAAAATTTCACATCAAAAAATGTTATTGTGCTGAATCAGAAGGTTATTATATTGATGAAATAAATGCCAAATATAATGGTGACTGTATACCTATAGGAATAGATAATCATAGCTTTAGATCCGCAATAAACCTTCAGCCACAACAAGGGCTTGGTAAGAGATTTGATGCATTCGTTATTCCAAAAGAATGTGAAACATTTACGAAAGTTGAGATATTTAATGAAAATAAACTATAAGGATTTTGAAATAGAAGTAAAAAGAGAACAATGCTTAGGTGGATGGTCAATGTTGTATTTTACAGTAATCACCCCAACTGGATATTATTTAATTGACACCTTTGAAGATTCAAGTGAAAAGGTAAGGGACAAAATTTCACAGTTAAAAGAAGTAGTCAATGACTATCTTGAGAATCCACAAAATTATGAAGATATTACTGATTAATTTTAAGGACGTGATCTTGTGTACAAAGGTTGGATAAAAAGTAGTTTAGCATTTCAAAAAACTATCGGGTTTTCTTATCAGGGCAAGCATCACCGCAGAAATAAATATTATAAATTCTTCAATGTCGAAGTGACAGATGACCAATACCTAGAAATGAAAAGTAAGTGGAAACATTTCAAGGAAGATATTCAATGGGATCTTCGTAAAAAGGTTGATGAGGCTTTTGGGATTAAAGAAGGAGATTTGACTGCCTCGATCTTAAATGGTAAAAGGTATTTTTTTAATAGGTATAGCAATTTAAATTATACTAGTAAGCTTCGTGAATGGACAAAAAACAATGGTCTTTATGTATACAATAGAGAAAAGTATATTTATGAAGGTTATATAGCGCTTAAGGCACACATTGCACAGGATGGCAGCACTTGTTCGGAACATGAACAATATATTGAAAAGTTAACAAGAAGATGTGATTTTGATGAAAGTGATATTGATACTTATATAGATGATTTGTTAATTATAAAAAATAAATTGAAGGAATTTAAATAAGATTACGATTTTAAACTGAAAGGATTTGTTCTTGAATGGTTCTATATGCAATTAAAGTGTGCTACGGAGAGTATGAAGGTTATTTAAGCAGTTGGTGGAATCCAACAAAAGATCTTAATGATGCAATGATCTTTATTGGCTTAAACGAAGCAAAAGAAATGTTAATTCGATATTCAGATACCTTTGATTATGAATCCACACCAAAGATAGATTTAGTTAAATGGGATGTAAAAGAAACTATAATAAGATAATATTATCATTTTAAGAGGAGGTGGGATGATATATGATTAAAACTCTAATTTCTAAATTGTATCACAAATATGTGTGTAAGCCTGATTTTGATCCGCATCAAACTTTGGAACATTTTCTGGAAATAGCCAAGGAGGAATATGAACTTCGCAAATATTCCACTATAGACACCTTTGAGAAATTGCAACTTATACAAAAAGCTGCTTTAATCAACTGGAAAATGAAAAACTGGGGAAGAAGATAAAACCTTCGTTTTAACTGGTTTATAGAAATCAAATATAATATAATAGAGGTGAAATATAAAATGTCTATACTTCAATTAAAATCATCAAATCCTGAATTCTCATACATTATTAAAAAGAACCCAAACTCAGGAATGATTATTAAATCAATCCGCAAAGGTCATGCCTTCGGTTGGTATTCAAACGATGATACATACAACATCTATTTTAAAGATGCAGAAAACGACATTTCATACAAAGAAGATAAAGATCAGCAATTTGAATACTTAAATGTATCAAGATATAACACCCCGTTATTTCCTTTGAATGCAATATCCGAGTTTTTAAAGTCAACATTAAACGAGCAAACTGAGCAAGATCAGAATGGTTATCTGAATGTCTTAACCGTGAACATGCTTCATATTGAACTGGTAAGGTACATTGATTTTTTTAAAAAGCATTACCCAGACTACAACTTTGAAACAAAACACTTAGCACATAAAAGCTATACCTTGACTATTTCAACAAATCAATCTGTGTATAAGCTTCTAAATGTTGCAAGCTCATTGTTTATTTTCTTAGCTATGTTTGGCAAGGAGTATCTAGATGTATCCGACAATTTAATTGCAAAATACATTCAATGTATTAATGTAACAGATGCTCCTTATTATATTCGCAGCCTATTCGTTAGAAACTTCCTATCAACAAAAGCAAGACTCAATAAGTTTAAAAATGAGATTGAAGCTACAAACAAATACAAAATAGACTTTGAATTTGGAAATACAGCACAGCAACGTAGAAACTATATAGAAAAAATCATTTCATTTAACAAACCTATTATTGATATTGGATGTGGCGAAGGCTTTTACATGTTTCCTTTTTCAAAAAGAATCAAAGATCACGAGTACCATGCAATTGACACCAATAAAGAAATTGTTGAAATTCTAGAAGCAAAAATTAAGGCCAGAAACATAAAGAATGTTCTAACACATAAATCAGTTGAAGATTTTTTAGAGTCTTACCAAGAGGAACTTTCTGATGTAATTCTTACAGAGGTAGTTGAACATTTAGAGTTAGATGAGGCTAAAAAACTAATTAAAAAAGTTTATGACAACATAAACTTTGACAAGTTTATTATCACAACACCGAATTTTGATTTCAATAAGTTCTACGATATTGACATCAGACATGATGACCACAAATGGGAAATGACATCTGCTGAATTCAAGGGTTGGATCTTGACTATGTTTCAAAACGATACTTGCAAATTGGACTTCTTTGGTATTGGAGATAGGGTAAATGGTATTCAAACAACTCAAGGAGTAATAATTAGAAAAGAGGGTTAGGTTAATGGAGATAAAAATTAAAGTACATACAATTTTTCTAATGGTGGGGGCAACTGAATCTGGCAAAACCACATTTGCAAAAGAAGTTCTTATTCCACAGTTGCGATTTAGTGATATAAATAAAAATTATATTTCTAATGTTCAATATATCTCATCTGATGAGATTAGGCAGGATATCCTTGGTTATAAATATGATAAACATGATCGAGTTATGCTTGAGTCAAGTGAACATGCATTTAATCTTCTTTTTGAAAAACTTAGAGCTGCAACATCTTTTCCCATCAATGCAGAGTTTGTTATTGTCGATACAACGGGGCTATCTGAAGAGTTCAGAAACAAAGTAATCCAAATTGCCAAAGAGAATCATTATAATATTGAATGTGTCTTGTTTGACTATAAGGATAGGAATGATTATTTCACCACTGAAACATCCAAAGCACTGATCAGTAATCATTTGACAAGACTGAGAAAAGAAGTAGTTGCGGATATAACGAGAAAAAAATACAGCCAAATTCATAAAATTAGAAACAAGAATTTCTACGATCCAGTTAGCGGAAAAGCAAATTCTGAATATAAGGTCATTGTTGAAAACATGGGAGAGTATTTGAATCATATTCTTCCTACCCATAATAAGTATATTGCAATAGGCGATATTCATGAAAAAGTTGAGGAATTAAAATCTTTATTAATCCAACATGGATTTAATATAGACAATAACAAACTAGAGCATAGCGATAAACGATATAGGATAATTCTTGTTGGCGATTATATTGATAAAGGCCATAATACGAAAGAGACAATTGATTTTATTTATAACAACAAAGAATGGTTTTATATTGTACTAGGTAACCATGAAAACTTTGTATACAAATATATTAATGGCGAAATATCTAAAACAGAAGCATCGGTAATGAAATATTTTGACTCAATAAATGCCATCCAAGCAGATAAAGAACTAAAAGATAAATTTTTTGAACTTGTTAATATATCTAAAAATTTTTACAGGCACATTGGAACACAAACGCCATCATTTTACGTAACACATGCCCCTGTTCAAAACAAATACCTTGGCAAGATTGACAACGTTTCACAGAGAAATCAAAGGAGATTTGCCATTGATAGAGATAAACCAGTTGAAGGGCAACTTCAGTTCTTAGTTGATGAAGCTGTATCAAATAATCCATTTCATGTATTTGGACATGTGGCAGTTAAAGGAATTGCTCGAATAAAAAATAAGATCAACATTGATACTGGATGTGTTCATGGAAACTATCTCTCGTCCGTAACTCTAGACTCATGGAAACCTTTTTACAGAAAGCAAAAAACATCAGGGTTTTATATTGAGGAAGATTTGCCGCTACTGTTCCAAAAAGAAGAGAATGTTTCATTGAACGATCTAAGCGATGACAACAAGAGAAGGTTAAGATATGCTCTTAAAAATAAAATCAACTTCATTTCAGGTACAATGTCTCCATCTGATAAAGATGTTGAATCGAATGACCTAGAATCATTAAAGAGTGGGCTAATGTATTACAAAAACAAGGGAGTGGACAGCGTAGTTCTACAACCAAAGTACATGGGGTCGCGCTGCAATATTTATCTGGATAGAAATATTGCAGAGTGCTTTGCTGTTAGCAGAAATGGATATAAGATAAAACAGGTTGATTTGACTCAAGTTTATGAAAAATTACTTCAAAAATTTAGCCACTACATGAAAACTAATAATATCAAAACCTTTGTACTGGATGGAGAACTTCTTCCTTGGAGTATTTTAGGAAAGGGATTGATTGAAAGGCAGTTTAGAACAATAGGTGTTGCATTAGAAACAGAGCTAAGTTTTTTAAAGCAGAATGATTTTGAAAATCAATTTCTAAGCTTGGTTGAGAATTATAACAATAGCGGATTTGAAAAGGATAGCTTTAGCACATCCAACAGTGAACTGAGTAAAAAATACGGGAATACGAACTACCAAAATTATAAAAACGTAAAAGACATCGTAAACATTTATACTTCAGTAAGTGATCATTATGAAGCCTATCAAAATTATAAAAAGCAAGTTGAGCTATACGGCTTTGAAGGAGAGGCAACATATAAACCCTTCTCAATTCTGAAAGAAATTTATAATGATGGGAGCGAAAAGGTTCCCAACGAAAAAACATCTGAAATTTTTAATCTGGTCTCAGATGATGATTCTCTTTTGATTGATTTTAATAAGAATCCAAAATTTTATGAAGAAGCTTTGCAATTCTATAACAATGTCACAACTGAGAAGAAGATGGAAGGTGTAGTTATCAAACCAGAAATAATGGTGGATGGAGTTGCTCCATATCTAAAGGTGCGTAATCCTAATTACCTAATAATAGTATATGGATACGACTATAAATTTCCTCATAAGTATGAGAAACTGATGGAACAAAAAAATATCAGAGGAAAGCTTGAAACATCGATCAAAGAATATAAGCTAGGAGAAAAGATGTTGTCATTCTGCTTGGATAGTATAGATGTTAACAACAAGGATTATATGCAGGTTGTAGCAAATATGCTTTTTGAAGTAGAGAAAGAAAGAGATATTGATCCAAGGCTGTAGTATGGGGAGAATTACTCCCTCCATATATCTCAAATCTTATTGAGAAAGAAGGAGAATAAATGAAAAAAATTATAAAAAAACTAAAGCATCAAAAATCGACCATTGAATCACAAGGTCACAAGGTAGCCTATATTTGTTTATATGGTTCTCAAAATTATGGACTTGATATCTATACAGACGACTATCAATCAGATCTTGACATGAAAGCTATTTTAATTCCCACTCTTGATGATTTAATAAATAACAACAAACCAATTTCCACAGTTATTGAAACAGAGTGGGGAGAGTGTGACCTAAAAGATATTCGCAGCTATTTTGAAACTTTACTTAAGGGCAACCCTGCGTATCTCGAAACACTTTTTACAAAATACTATATTGTTGATGATGGTTTTGAAACAGAATTCAAAGAAATCCTATCCTTTAAAGATGATTTGGTTCACACACTTAGAGCACAAATGATTCGTGCAATGTATGGAATGATGCTAGAAAAAGAAAAAGCATTGTGTCACCCATACCCATCAATTGCTCACAAGATTGAAAAATTTGGCTATGATGGTAAACAAGCTCATCATGTTTTAAGAATGTGGCTAATGATGAAAGACTATTTCAAGTTCAAAAAGCCTTTGAGTGACTGTTTCTATCCCTCATCAGAATACAAACAGTCACTGATTAACCTAAAACTTAGCATTCCTTCTTTAGATTATGTTAAAAATAATGTTCAAGAAATTATGACTAAAGCCAACCACCTCAGAGATGAAGTGATTGAAAGCACCAATGAAAACACATTTGATTATTCGATTAAAAATGATTTCATCAACTTATCACGCAAAATTATTAAAGATAAAATAATTAAAGATATAAGGGGATAATCTGATGAAACAACCGAAATTTATTATGATGTGTGGACTTCCAGCAAGCTCAAAATCCACCTTCGCCCAAGAGTTAGCAAAAGTTGAGAATGCTATTGTTCTATCGTCTGATCAGATGCGATTAGAATTATATGGAGATGAAACAGATCAAGAGCATAATGGTGAAATATTTAATGAAATATACAGAAGAGCTATTAGACATTTGAAAAATCAGAAAAGCATCATCATTGATGCAACAAATATTGCCTCGAAAAAAGAATGAATGCATTGGAACGTCTAAATTTTAATAAAGATATTCTAAAGGAAGTCTACTATTTTAGTGTGTCCCTAGAAGAATGTGTAAGGAGAGATCGAGATAGAAATAGGACAGTTGGTAGCAAAGTGATTGACAAGATGTATCGTCAATTGCAAATCCCAACCTATGCTGAGGGATGGAGTAAAATTCATTTAATACATCAATCCAATGCTAATTATAGTCTAGCAATTAGAGAATACTTTGATAATACAATAAACTATGCAGCAAATTATGAGTACATATTTGAAAATGTTTTTTGTGATATTCCTCCATTCAGCAAAATCAGAGACTTGCCACATGATTCAAAATATCACTCCTTTAGCGTGAGTAGGCATACATATCATGTCTGGCTAGAGATACAACAAAAATATGATGATCCTGTTTTGATTTGGGCTGCGCTACTTCATGACGTGGGAAAGGCGCACTGTAAAGAGTTTAAAGAAGGCGCAAAATACGCTCAATTCTTGGGGCATGAATTTGTAAGTGGGCAATTGGCATGTCAATTTTTAAATTCTCTTGGCTACGATGATGATTTTATTTTAAAAGTGGTTGAGCTAGTTCAACTACATATGAGGCTGATGGGCGCAGGAAATAGTGAAAAAGCAATCAACAAATTAAAAAGTTTTGTTGGCGAAGAAACTTTCCATAGGCTACAAGCACTTTATGACGCTGATTTAAAAGCAAAATGAACTAAATAAAATAATTCTTTTAACGGAAGGAGAAGTAAAATGAGAAAGGGACAAACAGTTTTTGATTTTGAAGTTGGAGAGCTGGTGGAAGTTATTTCAACAAGTCATCCCCAATTATATGGAGAACTTGGAGTTATTATTGATAAACAGGATGGAATCCACGGTGGAAGTTTGAGACTGTCATTCAATAGTGGTGAATACATTACATGGATGCCTGTTGAAGATGTTAGTTAGATTTAGATAATATCAAACTGAAATATATAAAGGAGAAATAAATGAAAACAAAAACTATCAAATCTATTTTATCTAAAGTACACAAACAATTTGTTGAATCAATTGAAGATGAACGTGTTAGAGAACTTGTAAAGAAAAACTCAATTATCACAGGTGGAAGTATTGCTTCAATGCTTATGAAGGAGAAAGTAAATGATTACGATTACTATTTTACGAATAAGGAAACGGTAGAAGCAGTTGCTCATTACTATGTAAATAAATTTAATCAACTAAATCCAGACAAGAAGATCAAACCATCAGTTGTTGTTGAAGGTGACCGAGTAAGAATTAGAATACAATCTGCTGGAATTATATCAGAGGGAGTGGATGATGAAAATTATCAATATTTTGAAATGATTCCAGATCCAACAGTAGCAGAATCGTATATTCAAGACATTATGGATAAACCAGTCGATGATGAGCAAGATGTATCGAAGCCTAAGCACCGACCTGTATTCCTATCAGATAATGCAATTACTTTATCAGGTAAAATTCAACTTGTCATTCGCTTTTATGGCTCACCAGAACAGATCCACGAAAACTATGATTTTGTTCATGCAATGTCGTGGTGGAGATCAGAGGATGGACATTTGGAAACACCGAACAAGGCATTACTTGCAATGATGACTAAGGAACTTGTTTATAATGGTTCAAAATATCCATTGGCATCTATTATTCGAGCAAGAAAGTTCATTCAACGTGGATGGAGCATCAATGCAGGACAATACTTGAAAATGGTGCTGCAATTGGGTGAAATGGACTTGAGTGACCCTAAAGTACTTGAAGAACAACTTACTGGAATGGATGTTGCTTATTTTCATGAGATTTTAAGTAAGTTACGAGAGCGAATGGAAGATGACACAGAGTTTAAAGTAACAAGTACATATTTAATTGAAATTATTGATCGATTATTTTAAGGCTAGGTGATACACTCAATGACACGAACCTTAGTAGTATCAGACATACATGGCTGTTATGATGAATTTAATGAGTTACTAAAAACCACCCAATACAACCCAGAAGAAGATAAATTAATATTACTTGGCGACTATTGCGATAGAGGATTGAAAAGCAAGCAAGTTATCGAGCAAATAATGAATCTTGTAAGTGAATGGGGCATAGTCGCCATTCGTGGAAACCACGACCAGATGTTTTTAAATGCACTGTATAAAGACGAGGACTATATATTTTTGCATAACGGTGGAATACATACAATCGAAAGCTATGTTGGATATGATTGGTTTGTTGATTATCAAGGTTTTGATTTCGATCAATATGTAAATGCGAAAGATTTTATCAAGCAACATTATGCCCACCACATTAAATTTTTAAGAAGTCTTCCGGTTTATCATGAGGACGATGACTACATTTACGTTCATGCAGGACTAAATCCGCTATATGAAAATTGGAAAGAGCAACCAACTGAGAATTTTCTTTGGATTCGAGATTTATTTATTGATAGCCCAACCGTGGTTGATAAAACTGTGATCTTTGGTCATACTCCAACTATTAACATGCAAGAGACTGAGGGCATATGGTATGGCGGCGACAAAATTGGAGTAGATGGGGGATGTGTTTTTGGATTTAACATGCTTTGTTTAGAAATATCGGAAAAGGGATATAAGCAATACGCTGTTGAAAGGAGAGTTGGGAACTGACCTATGTTAAAGATCTAACTGGTTTAAAATTTGGAAAATTAACCGTTGTTAAGAGATTAGAGAATAATAAATATGGGGTAGTGTCGTTTGGGAGTGTAGGTGTGAATGTGGCAATATAAAACAGGCAACCACAGGCAATCTAAATGCGGGGAATATAATTTCTTGTGGATGCATTAGGGGTGGAGTAAGAAAAACAAAACACAACTTAAGCAAACATAAATTATATGATATTTATATTTCCATGAAGCAAAGATGTTATAACGAAAACAATCCCAGATATGATGATTATGGTGGTCGAGGCATACGTATTTGTAATGAATGGTTAAATGAAGAGAATGGATTTTTATCATTCTATAACTGGTCTATAAAAAATGGGTATAAAAAGGGTCTTACGTTAGATAGAAGAGATAACGATGGGAATTATGAACCTTCTAACTGTAGATGGGTAACACATAAAATTCAGCAAAATAACAAAAGAAATTCGGTATTAATTAATATTGACGGTGTGGAAAAGACTCCATCACAATGGAGCGAGATCACAGGTTTGAGTGCTAAAATTATATTGGATAGGTTCAATAATGGTTTTAATGGTGATGATATTGTTTCAACCGAAATAGATCAGTACGATCTTAAAATAGGTCAATCTGGACATCGTGGAATTGTTTGGGATGGTTCTAGATGTAGTTGGCAAGTCTATTATGGGGTCAATAAAGAGAGAAGTTATGTGGGAAGATATAAGAAATTAACTAACGCAATAAAAGCTCAAGAAATTTTTGTAATTACAGGAGAAAAAGTAAAAGAAAAAGACATGTAATGTGAATTATAATGTAAAGGGGTAAAATATATGAATAATCGACCAAAAGCAATTAACAGCTACAAAAACCTATGTTTTAAATGCTTGAATAAAAAGAAGATTACAAAATTCTCGTTATACAGAGGGTATGGTAGTAGTTTTGATAATTATCGTACATATTTACAAATTTGTGATGATTGTAAGCCAACTAATATTAAAGCATGGTTCGATGAAGAACCGGAAATGCAAGATAATTTTTATGAAGAATATAAGCATGAGAAAGATATTACTGATCTTGTAGACTCGTTCCCCTTGGAAGGACAGGAATTATTCTGGAACCGATGTGCATATGGTGCTCTTGCAGATTCAATGGGAAGTCAAGATTGGATTGATATGAAGTTAGGGATATTGCCTGATGAAAAGTATAAAGAATATGGTATGTATTCACCAACTGAAAAAAGGTTATATGAAGAAAGATATCCAACATGTAATCATCCCATTAATATAGTGCATAGCGATGAATCAAAAGGAAGCAGGTGCGTTTTTGGGGCAAGTGGTAAATATGGGCAGGAAGTAGGCTTGAATATCTCTGAAGAGTGTAGCAAATGTCAACGCTACACTCCAAGAAATGAACCAATTAAAGACATGTCATATGATGAATATAAATTGTATCATGCGTATTACATAGGCAAACTAAATTATTTTAATTTGAAGGATAGGTTTGAGTAAAAAGGGGGATATTTGCTTGAATGAATTCTGGAATGAGCGACTGATTCTAAAAGTGATTGCAGGAAGCCATAGCTATGGAACCAACACTCCTGAAAGCGATATGGATTTTAGGGGAGTTTGCATCCCACCAATTGAGAATTTGCTTGGATTGGACAATAAATTTGAGCAGTATGAAACAAAAGATCCTGACAGTGTAATTTATTCATTAAAAAAATTTGTAAGATTAGCATTACAGAATAACCCTAACATTTTAGATGCTTTATTTGTAGATGATGAGCATGTTGTGTATGCAAATGAGTATGGAAGAGAATTGCGTGAATTAAAATATTCTTTCCTAAGCAAGAGGGTGTTTCATACTTACGGTGGATATGCACACTCAAGACTTAAAAACTTAACCGAAAAAGGAAAGAATCCCATTGGTTATAAAAAAGAATTGATTGATAAGTACGGATTCGATAGCAAGGATGCCAGTCATCTTGTTAGGTTGATGCGAATGGGGATAGAAATTCTTAGGGATGGAGAAGTGAATGTGTACAGACCTGACAGAGAAGTATTGTTAAAGGTAAGAAATGGAGAATTTACTTTAGATGAAATCAAAGAAGAGTACGAATGGTTAAATGAACAGCTAAACAAGGCATATAACGAGTCAAAACTTCCAGATCAGCCAGATTACAATAAAATTAATGGTTGGTTAATTGATACGCACAGAAAGTCAATGGAATGGAATATTAATTAAAATGTAAAATATAAAGGAAAATGAGTGAAGGTATATATTATATGGTGAAAATGTACAGGTTAAAATGCATAAAAGAGCTAGACTCCTTTTTCAAAGAGGAATGTACATATTACGGACGAAAATCAAAGTCAGGAATGATCATGGCAAAAGATGAATTCGATAAGTGGTGGATAATCGAAGATTATAAAATGCACACGTACAATATATTAAACAACCATTTTATAATCTTCGATGAATTTTTTGTGCGAAATCATAAGGAAGCAATCGGCTATAAATCACAATAAATGAGATATTTTAAAGGAACTGAGGAGTGAGTACATGACAAAAGAAATCGAACGTAAATTTTTAATCAAAGATTTTCCATTTGGAGTGTTTGAAAATAATAAAAAAATCAAACCAACTGAATTCATCACTCAATCCTATATTAGCATTACCGACCAATCTGAGGTTAGAGTTAGAGAGTCGTGGACTAAAACTGGGGAAAGTAAACATGTATTGACATATAAAAACGGAAATGGATTAGTGAGAGGTGAATCAGAAATTGAAATTGACGGAGACACTTTTAAAAACCTACTTAAGTCTAGCGAACCGATTACAAAAGTAAGACATTACTTTATGTTAAATGGTGTTCCGATATCAATTGATACTTACACTGGTAAATTATACGGTCTTGTTGTTGCAGAGGTAGAGTTCAAAAGTGAAGGAGAGGCATTAAGTTATGTTCCACCTGATGAAGCTTTTAGCGATGTGACTGATGACAAAAAGTATAAGAATAAAAATTTATGGCTGTCAATTCAGTAAATGAAACCCGATAAAAACATACTTTTAAAAAGTCAACGGGAGGTGTGAGTCATAGGAAAAGAAATTGAGCGTAAATTTTTACTGAAAGAATTTCCATTTAGTATTTTTGAAAGCTATAAAAAAACAATGCCATCTGAGCATATCAAGCAATCATATATTAGTCTTACTGATCAATCAGAGGTTAGAATCAGAGAAATATGGAGTAAAAATGGGAAAAAATTTTATTTAACGTATAAAAACGGAACTGGATTAATTAGAGAAGAATTAGAAATCGAGATTGATGAAGATGTCTTTAAAAACCTATTAAAACTCAGTGAACCAATTACAAAAGTAAGGCATTATTTTGTATTAAATGGTTCACCACTATCAATTGATACTTATACTGGTAAGTTATATGGACTTGTGATTGCAGAAGTGGAGTTCAAGAGCGAAGAAGATGCACTAAATTATTCTCCACCAATGGAAAACTTCATCGAAGTCACGAATGAAAAGAAATATAAAAATAAAAATTTGTGGAAGTCAATTCAGTGAGCATAAAGCCACAACAATATTATAAAGAAGGGGAGACACATGAATTGGACAAAAAATGAAAAAAGGTTTTATGGAGTAGTATGTGCAGTCTTAGGATTCATCGCAGGTTATTTAATAAATAACTAAATACATAAAGGTGGGTTTGAATAGAATGGATTTTCATACAATTGAAGGTTATGCCGAAACAATATCAAATGGAATACTGGGTAATTTAAATACGAAGCTAATAGCTAAAGAAAACATAATGAATTTAATTGGTTTATCATGCTTGAATTACTCACATAATGAGAAATTCAAAAAAGAAATGGATGCTTATTTGGCGCTAAAAGGCTTTTTATAAAATACCAATTTTAAAACAACTAGGGAGGATGCATTTATATGTTAATTACATACGAATTAAGCAAGTATGAAATAGAATTTCTTATTCTTAATGGATTGTCTGAATTAGGTATTAAAGCAGATGAGGTTATCTTCGAAGATTCAAAATGCAAAGTAATTTGTAATGATGATATTTATGGAATGGATGAATTTTTAAAAAGTAAAAGTAAAAAGGTGATTAAATCATGACAAAATATTACGCTACAGTTAAAACAGAAATTGGGAAAATCATCTTAACGGTTAGAGCTATCGATGAAGTTCAAGCAGAAGAGAAGTTAAAAGAACAATTTAATTTTGATTCAATCATAAAAATAAGTAAAACAGTTCCTAGCCAATATTATGGAATTACTAGTTCATCCCTTAATGGTATGTTGAGAGTGTTTGACTACTCTAAAACAACTAAAAGATATAATAATTGGGTTATGAACTAAAATATTTTAAAAAATGAAGAGGAGTGTAATATTGGATCTAAAACTAACATCAAAGATTCCACCTTCGGTCAATCATTATCTTGGATACCGAGCAATACCAAAAAAGAAAAAAGATGAAAAAACAGGCAAATGGAAAACAGTACATATAGTTGTTGCATATCATACAAAAGAAGCAAAAGAGTTTATTGAATATTTTACTAAATATGCAAAGGAACAAGTTGAAAAACAAAATTGGGAAATTGAACAAACGAGAGACATACATCACTACGCAGATTGTGTTTATTACTTTCCCAGAACTAATATGGATGATCAAAATTACCCAAAAGTGAGTTCTGACTGTTTAAATGGAATAGCATACATAGACGATAGCAAAGTTCTGTTTCGCACAAATCGCATATATTACGATTCAGTCAACCCAAGAGTAGAAATCAAAATTCATGCTGTTGATTATAGGGGTATTTTTAATAGCCAAGAACACCTTGATCAATTTGAAGATAAATGTAAGACATGTAAAAGATACAGTAGAAATTGCTCAATCCTTAGAAAAGCTAAAGAGGGAAGGATTCAAGAGGAGATAGATGATCAGTTTGTTTGTAGTAAGTATCAATATAAAAAAGAGCAATGAGAATGAATAATATCCACATACATTAATCAAACTAAACAATGAGGTGCAAATACTTGAAAGAAGATACATATCATACTAAAACAATTAAGATGCCAGACGGAGGCACGCTAGTTATTAATGGAGATCCATCAATTGAGAACTGCCAAACTTTTATTAAAATCCTCGTTGATGCAGATCGAGCAAGTAAAACGTAATCAAGAAGGCTGCAATGGTATTCATCATTGCAGCCTTCTTTGTTTTGCACTATTATTAATGTGTGAACAATAAACGAACCAAGGAGGTGAGCTTTTTTTGAGTCAGTATGTTATTAAACATGTGGCTATTTATCTTCGTAAATCAAGAGGAGATGAAGATTCAGACTTAGAAAAACACAGAGCAGAATTGATTGATTTATGTAGACAAAACGATTGGGCATATGTTGAATATGCAGAAGTTGGGACATCAGACTCAATTTCTCTTAGGCCAAAAATGACTGAATTAATGCAAGACATTGAACAAAGAATGTATGATGCTATTGTCACGATTCACATTGACAGATTAAGTCGTGGTGATGAAGTGGATCGTGCCACAATAAGCAAGCTCTTAGCTAGAACAGAAACACTATTGGTTACACCACATAGAGTTTATGATTACAATAATGATACGGATATGCTCTTAGCAGAGTTTGAGGGCATGATGGCGAGAATGGAATATAAACAAATATCTCGCCGTTTTCGACAGGGTAAGGCAAGAAATGCCAAACAAGGGCTGTGGTCAAATGGTGTTCCACCATTCCCATATGTGAGAAACCCACAAACAGGCAAGGCTGAACCTGATGAAGCAAAGTTGCCAATATATCGCTTCATGATTGATAAATGCCTAGAAGGTTGGTCATGCACAGACATTGCTTGGGAGCTTAACAAAATGGGAGTTCCATCTCCAAAAGATGGGCTATGGAGTCCAGGGGTAGTTAGAAGGTTAGTGCGAGATGAAGTCCATCTTGGGAAAATTGTTGTAGGCAAAAAAAGAAAGCTGACTGCTTCGGGAGACATTGTATATAAACCAAAAGAAGAGTGGATTGTTTATAATAACTGCCACAAGCCAGTGAAAACACAATTGGAGCATGATAAAATACTATTCATTATTAATAGACACATCAATACACCTAAAGCAAGTCGGTCAGGGAAAAATCAATTTTCAGGACTTATTGTATGTGCAAAATGCAATAGCACCATGCAAATACAAAAAAGGACTGGAAGAACATACGATTCACTCAAGTCATGCAATCACCGTGATCCCTTCGGTGAAAGATGCGTTAATTTTGGTGGGCAGATTGAAACAATACAACAGTATGTTTTAGCCGCAATAAAAGATAAAGAAGAAAAACTATTAGAAGCTATCAAAAAGGGATTGGGTTCTGATGATTTAAATAACCTTCATGAGTTAGCAAATGCTAAGCTTGTAGAGATTAAGGAGCAAGAAAAAGCAATTGACCGCATATATGATTTTTTAGAAAAAGGAAGGTATACAGAAGAGCAATTCGATGAAAGGTTTGGGAAGGCGAACGCTGCATTAAGTAAACTTGAAGAAGAGTACCAAATAATCAAAACTCAATTAAACAACACACTAAATGCTCGCAATGAAGACATGCTCATCAGCGTTAGAGATGTGATCAACATCGCAGAAAACATAGACGATCCCAAAGAAGTAAATAGAGCATACAAAAGCATTTTACAAAATATTCAATGGCTAAGAGAGGAAATGGACACTCCTCCAAAAATAATTGTAAATTTTCTTTAGGGGTTTAGTATGTATAAAGGTTAAAAAGCCTTATGTATCAAGGCTTTGAAGCCTAGTTGATATTGGTTCGTTCATAGATAACTCACGGAAGTGTAGTCAGTAAACGAACCATATAGACTGTACTAAACCCCTAAAGGTTTGCTAATATAAATAGTACAATTCTAAAGAGAGGATACCTAAATTAAAACATGAAAAACACTAAGGCATATAGAGATAAAAAGTATATAGAAGCATGTGATATTGTTGCTAAAGAAGGCTATAAAATGCTATCCGATGAATGGACTGGTTATCGTTCATATTATATACTTCAATGTCCTAATGAGCATAAGTATACTGTTCAGTGGGCTGAGTTCAAAAGAGGTACAAGATGTCGAAAATGTCATAGCCAGAGTTTAATGATTAAAAATCCAAGTTTTAAAGGGAAAACAAGAGAAGAACATAGAAGAGAGATGACAAAATTATTTACGTCTGAGCTAACATCGGAAGGATATATGTATGGCGATGATTTTAAATATATAAATTCCTCAACTAAAATACCTGTTAAATGTATGAATCAACATGATTGGGAAGTCAGTTGGAATACTTGGACAAGCGGGAAGAGATGTCGAGATTGCTTTATTGAAAGAACAAGGAAATCCAATGAAGAGATTAAATTAGAACTTGAGTTAGAAGGATGCCAATTAATTGGACAATATTATGGTGCGGATAAACCTTTTAAATATATCTGCTCCTGTGGCAATAAAAGCACTATAAGAATAGGAGATTTTAGAAGAGGAGTTAGATGCTCAAGGTGTGTAGGAGACAGAACAAAGGAGTCTCGTAGACAAAAAAGAATGGAAGAGCTAAGGTTGTTTGACTTCAATGAAAAGACACCTCCTTCAAGATAATTGCAGGAGGTGTCTTAGTAATAATAACTTAGAGGCAGAAATCGTTTATATCATGTATTCGTTTTTGAACATACCGCGCTTTTACTCTTGCTTCTTCTTTTCTTTCCTTGCCAGATACTTCATCAAACATCATTCTAATTAATACCTCTTGCTCTTTGACCAAGTCACTAAGTAAATATGTGTTGTCAATTCTTTTCTTAAATTCCTCGCTCAACTCAACTTTATCATACATTTTTCCACTGCTCTCCAAATTCATTTTTAAACGACTTGAGAGCAGATTCAATCAATAATTTGATTTCGTTTTCATTCAGTTTAATTTTATTTTGCACAGCAAGACTTACTAGTGCCTCAACTGCTTTATTGTACTTATCTTCACCGTTATAATCTTTGTACACTTGTTGAATAAACAACACTGCAATTTTAGCTAATTTTTGTTTATTTTCGAGTTCTTGCTTAATCCTTTCCAATTTCTCAATACCAACCTTTTCCTTCAAAAAACTAAAGGTCAATGTCCCTAAAGCACCCATACCAACAATGATCAGCGAGTAAATAACATTAAGCAACATATCCATAATTTCTTGATTCATTCAGAAACACTCCTTTTATTTATTTTCTTTCTTTTGTTTGCTTGTAAGCTTGGTGAAAAAATACTGCTAAACCGCCAGCAAGAATACCTTGAATAAACGCTTCAGCTGTTAGTCCCAGCAATAGAAAAGATAGGATTGTCCCTATTCCTGGCAGAATCCATACAATGAGCCAATCAGCAATTTTAGGAGACTTTTTTATGAATAATCCAATTAGCATTAATGCCACAACAACAGGCATCATCTGCTCTAATAAATATTGCTGGATTAACTCAGCAACAATTGTAGCTTCCATCTATTTATTCCTCCTTTACGATTGGTGAATAACCTTTCATTTTTAATTCTTCAGCTAATTTTTCTGCATTTTCTCGAATGGAAAAAGCTCCAACTTGTACGCGATACAACACACTCTCTTTAGGCTTAGGATTGTCACCGACTGACTCAGGTGGTGAATATTTGTAGCCCAATTCTTCAGTTATCACTTTAACTACGGCCTCAGCATAGGTCTTCCAGTTGTTTATTAAGTTGACCATATCTTCGTTGTTATCTATGAAAGCATATTCAATGATTGTAGTATCAACCTTCCCTGTATCGCGGTGCATGTAATAGTAGTCTTTTCCATTAGCCCCTTGTCGTGAGAAGGCTCTACGTTTGTACTGACCAGCAGCAACAATAGCGTCTAAAAGCTTATTAGCCAATTTACCATCGCTAAATATACTGTAAATCGTTTCTACCCCACGCCCACCACCTGCATTAATATGATTGGAGATACAATACTTGGCTCCACTTTTTTTAATAATTGCTGTACGAGTAGTGGAATCAAGACTGATATCTGAATCACGGGTTAATGCAACAGGAACTCCTAATTGTTTAAAACGTTCGTATTGGTAAAGGCTAATTACTAATGTAAAATCCTTTTCTCTAAAACCATCAAAAGTTGCACCAGGATCTGTTCCCCCATGTCCAGCATCAATTACTAATTTTGGCTTATTTGTTACTGGAACTTCTTCTTTTGGTGTATTGTCAATTGGTTTTTCATTTTCATTTTTCAGCCAAATAGCAATTGCATTGGAAATTTTTCTTCTTTCAGGTTGAGTGTTAACACGTTGTCCTTTTACTAAGCAAAGAGAACTGCCGCCACCATCAAATCCTAAAAAGTGAGTGACACCATGCTTCTTTGCTTCTGTAATCATTTCTGGATAAGTCATTTTCTTACTAGAATCTGTAACGAATATTTGATACTCCAATGTCTTCTCGTTTAAGCCAAAGGCTGTCCTCATATGCCTTCCATTTACTATTCCCTTATCTAACTGATTGCCTATAAATTGAGGAAGGAGAAGGGGAGAGGACTCAATTGCCCAATCATAGTCTTTTGCCACTTCAGAAAATGATTTATCTACTGTTTTAAAATGAATTGAATCACCTTTGCCACATAGAGCGAAACCATACTTAACAGCACTTTTATCACGAATAATCGAACCATAGGATTTCGCTGCTCCAAGAGTCCAACCATCGACAAAATTAAAAAAACCTGCATTAAATATAATGTCAGGTTTAGAGGATAAGCGATTATACATTTCTTCTAAGGTTTCACCTTTGCCACGGCACATAATTAGTTGTGTATCTTTAATTTCATTTTTATTAAAACGGACTATATTTAACCCATTAGCTTTATCAGTTTTCATTTTAATCAACTCCTTCTAAAAATGGTAAAAGCTATTGTATTAAAAGTTTTATACCTTCTTGAGCAGGAACGCCAATTAACGCACCTATCAATAAAAGAAAGGCAATCCAAAGGTACTTTTTGTCATTAGAGTCAGAGTTTCGTTGAACCAAATTATTTGATTTATTTTCGTTATTTTTATTTTTATTAATGTCATATCTCAATGTTTGAACTTCTTTGCTAATCCCATCTAGTTTTTCATCTTGTTTGTCCATTCGCTTATCTCTCATATTTGAACGTTCTTCTTGTTGTTCCATAAGAGTTGTCATTTTTACAATTGCTTCTCGAATTACTGTAATATTCTCACTGTCCTTTTCAGCTTTATCTTTTATTTTTTCAACATCTTTTTCTAGCTTTTCAATTTTTACATTGAGTACTTCTAAAGGTGGGGTAGAGGACACATCTATACACAACCCTTCTTGAAATTTAAAAAGAGAGGAATTTCCTCTCTTTCATACTATATATAGATATTTATTACATTAAAAACACAATATATAGTGTAAAAAATCCATTAAAATGGCTCTTTTAACTGGAAAAAATCTACTTGTAATCTAATATACCTATCCCCTACCAAGATTTAATAAGTAGGGTAGAGGAGGGGATAGGTAGGGGAGAAGCTATTAAAATTAAATAATACCTCTATGAAATGGAACATATTTATCAATAGATTTTCCATTTATAAATAAAACATAAACTTCTTCACCTTCAGCAAAAGTCACTTTAGGATTACATGGTATTTGTTGCTCTTTTTTTGATCCATCCACAAAAACATTTAACAGCGTAGGGGAGATGACATCTTTAACCTTACCTAGATGCCAATCGGTTTTTAGTAAATTTTCATTCTCTAAGATAGTGTATACAACATCTTTAATAGTTGTATATATTTCATATTTTAATTGATTAGGATCAGACATTTTTTCATTACCTCCTTAATCATTCAATGAAATCCCAATCAGTAATAACTTTTTTTTGTTTTACACATTCACAAGTCATGATACTAGGATTGATTGGTAATGAAAATCTTTCAAGTAAGTATTTACCTTCAACACTGTTTTCTTCATCAACTATTTCAATTATTTCTCCAGCATCATGTATGTAATTAGGAGTAATACTTAAACTAACTCTTTCAGCGTATTGCAATCGATGCATTAATTCATACTTTGCTCGCCATTTACACTCGTCATCTGTAGTTAATAATCCGTCAGGATTTCCATTGTTATGAAAGTATGTAAGTGTTCCAATTTTTTGAATTGAATAGGGATTTCCTCTCCATATAGGATTTTCTTCATCAACAATTATTTCAAAAGAGCTAATAGCCGTTTGCCCAGAACCACCTAGAACAATTATATGATTTGCTAATTCAGTCTCGTCAAACTTTCTAATATTACCTGTATAAAATTTTTCATTGGGATCGTTATAGCGATAAAACCAATGAATAGGTTCATTATCATATGCATCTAAGTCAATTTTTTTAAATCTAAGATAACCAAACACATCGTAATAGATTATCCCTTTTGCTAATAAACTTAATTCTTCTAATGCTTTATATATATTGTCACCAGCCTGATAAGTAAGAGTATAGGGGACTGTTTCAGTTATTTCGTCAAAGTTAAAAAGGGTTTCTCCAGACTTCATTGCGATTAATTTTAATGCTTCACCAATATTCAATCCTTCTTCAAGAGTAGTCTCATAAATGAATTTCCCTCTTCGGTCAGTCATTAACCACATTTTATCCTGACCAGTAATAACTGTTTTCTTTCCATCTGCTGTATGGGAATCTTGTGGTTCAGAAATAATAAAAACTCCTTGGGGAGCATATTCAACACTGCCATCAGGAAGTTTTAATCCTATATACAGCTTTACACGTTTATCAATCCAAATTAAATTATTTTCTCCCCAATCAAATAGATTGTTATTGTTATTTAAACTAAAAGAGAATGTTCTTCGAACAGGTCTTCGTAAATCAACACTTACTTCTCCAAGATCTTTTTCACTTACTTCTTTTGTAAATTCACTTATATAGCTCATGTTGGAGTCATAAAACTCTAGTTTCACAAACAATTTCTTAGTTGAAGATTGCATGACTCTAATAAAATCTTGGCTAACAGGGATAGACCCAATAAGAGTAGTTGGAGATTTATCTGGAGAGTCCTCTGAATAATCTACTGTGAACGTTCCAGTTTTAGTATCAGTTTTTGATCCAATGCTATCTTCTGCCCAAACATAAACTAAATGAGGTGTATGAGAGGTTAGTACGCCTGTTATTTCTTTTAAATCATCAAACAACTTACCATTTTTGTATACTAAACGTTTATTAAAACTATTTTCAGTGCCACTTGAAATTATAGTTGTTAGTACACCCTCAAAGACATTATCTATTTTATACTTGATAGTAATTACATTACCAACATAAGAGTCAAAAATCTTACCGCTAATATTTAGTGTCATCCCATCTTTTAACTCTACATCATCTGGAGAAGCTAACTCTATAGTAGGGGGGTGGTACTCAAAAATTTCAAAGTTGCTTTTATATGACGCATTTTGGGTTTTGTTATCAACTGATTTTATAGTGAAATTTTGTTTTACAGAAAAAAGGGCTGATTGATTAACTGATAAATTTACATTATCTCCATTATCAACAATAATGTATGGGGATTCAGTAAAGCCCCCAGAAGGAGTGAATCCTAGATTCCTAATAAAAACCTTATCTCCAATTTTAAGGGGGAAATTAGTAACAGTATATTTATGACCACCACTTCTTGCGTAGCTATGCTCTACAAGCATTGTGCTTGACCTTGGGGTATTTTGTTCATACTGAACATATTCTAGAGTATTACTTACATATCTAGCCATTACAGTGCCATTCAATTTTTGCGCAGACAATTAAATCACCCCCTTATGAATTCATGAAGTTATCATAATCATCAATCTCTAGTAAATCCAATGTGATTTCTAAATAATCAAAACCATTCCATACATTAAGTGGTTGACTCGTTCTTAAATTTGATACATCACAAACAAAAATACGACCATCTCCTGATTTTACAATCATAGGAATGTGTTTTTGAACAAACATCTGAAGCACTTTCTTATATTCCTTACCTGATCTGTCAAACTCAGAAGGAATGAGTACAGTTGAAAGCGAGAATGTAGTATATTCTTTATTGGTGTAATAAACTTGAGGGTATTTATTCAGCGTCTCAAGAACAACTCGACCTTGATTCAATTGAGTATCAACATTTCCTACAGATCCAATAGCCTTATCAAAACTAAGCGTTGTATTAGCTGTTTTATCAACAATCCACCAACCAGTAAAATCCGAACTAGCTGTTACTTCATTAGGTAATCCTTCGATATTATTTTCTCCTATAGGCGTAATCGAATAAATAAACTCATCATGTGGCTGTGTAATATCTAACCACTCGAACCTAGTGTTATTTACAAAATCCTTATACCCAAGTGTAAATGCATTTATTTCTCCTACATTTCTTCTTTTAATTGCAAATTTGATAATTTTCAAGTTTGAATTTTGTACGTTACCACCTTCAAGAGAGCCATCTGCAAAATCAAATAATGCTAAAGTATCTATTTGCCAAGGTTCTTTTTTATTTTCCATGCCAATATCGACACGACTTCTGACGTGAACTTCATCAAAAATTGCATTTTTCATTTCAATATAATTCATTTTTCTTACTGGTGGAGTAGTTGAACGGAAATAACTTTCATAACCATAGAATGAAAGACCCATTAATGGAAGCAATTTTGTCACCTCTCAAATCAAAAATGGAACAGTCTAAAATTTTAGATTTTAGACTGTTCCATTATAAATATTGTTATATTTTAACTCTCTTTCCAAACTCCATCTACCTTACCCCATATACCCTCAATATTCTTCCAAACACCATCTACTTTTACCCAACCATTATCGCCTTCTTTCCAAACATCATCAATTTTCACCCTGATATCAGAAAATGCAGGGCCAACTAAAACATACCAATATCCACCTTGGATACCGTTGTTGGGGTATGTTCCTTGTTCAGCTATTACATTCTCGATAAAGCTTCCTCTAGATCTAGAAGATGTTTGATAGGAAGTCGTTGAATGTTGTTCCCATGTAGTACTATTAATCCACCCATCTCTGAATAGAACAGATCCTTGCAGAAGATAAACATAACCGCTTTGACCAGTATTCCGTGTAACATAAGATCCAGTTAGAGTAATTTGTCCAGTGCTAGAATTTAACGAATACGATGTGTATCCAGCAATTGGTGGTGATGTACTTGTTCCAGAAGATCGAAATGTCCAAGGGTTTAGGGTGTAGTAGTAAGAAGTATTGATGCTATATTTTCTCCATATATACCTCATATTACATCACCCCTAAGCCTTATACTTTATCCAGATATCGCCATTTTCACCATCAGCGCTTGCTGGATTAGCAGTGGAAAGGATAATATTACGTACCTGTTTAGTAGTGTAATCAGTGTTATTTTGTGCAGTTAAGATGCCAGTCATGGTTCCACCGTTTATAGGTACAGATGCATTTCTTGCAGCATCAGCTTTTGCTTGTGCTCCTTCTGGTGTTTCTACTCCTGGTGGGACTGTTATTGTATTAGTGCCTTTATCTCTGATACCTGAAATGATTCCTGCCTCAAACAAATCATTGTTTGCAATAAAATTATTCTCGCTACCAAAATCTATATATATTCCAAAGTCTTGCTTAACATCTCCATATCCAGCACGAAACGTGTTATTTTGTATATTAAAGTTTTTTGCTCCCATTAGTAAAATACCTGAATATAAAACAAAACCATCGTTAATTTGACCATTTCCTATAATGAAGTTGCCAGAAATGACTGTATTTGCTCCTCCTAATACATGAATCCCATTTTTCAAGCTACCCTCAATATGATTATTAGCAATGATATTGTCAGTGTTGTTGATATGTGGAATATAAATACCCATATTCCCTACATTAGAAATTTTATTCCCAATAATAGTATTCCTAGACCCTCCTAGATTAATACCATTTCCAGTAGCAGTGTTTGATATGATATTTGCACTGACAACTGTGTCATGACAAGCAGCTATGACTATTCCATGACTAGTTGTATTCTTTATAACATTTCCAGTAATTAAATTGTGTTTAATTTGATTATCGGTGGTTCCTGACAAATAGATTCCCGTTCCTTCAGAATCATCAATTATATTATTACTAAAAACGTTTTCAGAGTTTTTATTAGATATTGTTATTCCATTGTTGGAGAGATTTTTAAAATTGCTACCATTCACAGTAAGTCGCGAAGTGTCACTCAATCCCACCCCCCTATAAAGGTTTGAAAAATAACTACTGTCTATCCGAATATCTGTCGATTTTTCTGAATACACACCGTATGTCATGTTACTTTTAAATATACAGTTGCTTACCTGGATCTGCGCAGCATTCTTAATATTTATTCCACCTTGTCTTCTAGATAATGTAGTATTTCCATCGACAAGTATATTCTTAATTCCCACACTTTCAACCTCTACAATATCAAAGGCATATCCAGTTATAGCATCTTGTACATGTTTGACAACTGTTCCTGTACCCATACCCTCCAAAATTACATTTGAGATTAAAACAATAGGTGCATTAATGTTATAAGTCCCTTCCATCAGAACTACTTTCCCACCATAGGAGGGGAGAGAGTTGATAGCTGCGTTAATGGTATCTTGGGCGTTATCTGCATCGTCAGGTACAATAAAGTCAGCACCTGCTTTGGATTTTTCGCTACTATTGTTGGCTGCTACTACGACAGTTACTGACCGTGAAGTGCTAGATTCTATCCATTTACTACCGTTCCAATATTTAAATTTAGGCATATTTGGAATGCCAATATCCAACCAAATTTGATTTGCAATAGGAGATGGCGGAGGAGAGACGTTTACATAGACTTTATCTGCTAGCACCCAATATTCTGGATCTGTCGGTAAATTACCAGTTGTAACTTTTTTAGCATAAAATATTTGGTTAGCATATACCACACCATCACCAACTTGATAGGTGGTTGAGTTATTGTAGTCACCTTTTAATGTAACAGCAACACCTGCATCTCCTTTATCTCCTTTGCGAGAAAGAAGTCGCCAATAAGGATCAGTGTTGTCACCAATAGGTGTTTTGTTTAACGAATCTCTCTTGGCAATATAAACGTTTCCATTGAATTCAACCATGTTTTTTTGATAGTAAGCAATTTCTGGTGAATATGTGCCAACATCATCAAATTGATCTATTTCCGCATCTAATTCGCCTTTTTTTAGATCTACGAAATTAGTAAAATCTTCTTGTTTTTGTACTATGTAACCTTCCACATTATTTTTAATAAACATTTGCATATTCGCTAATGCACTTTGCAACTTATTCCAATCATCTGGAAGAATTATTTTATCTCTTAAAGTATTTGTAAGTTGATTTAATTCATCATCCTCGGCAGGTGTACGATTTGTTTTTAAAGTCAAATCTGTATATCTTTGAACTAATGGACGATCACTCGCTTGAATATTTGTGTGGGTGATAAAATCGTCAATACTATTTGGAAAATTACTATTCGCATTAAGCACTCCCCAATAAGTTGTATCTCTATTAGGATTTGGCTCTTGTGGATTATCACTATTATGATCTGTAATACAACAAAATGAACGTGTTGATTCATTGGTTGATCTTTTATACACAACAACATCTAATTTTTTATAACTTTTGGCTGGATCATAAGAACCTCTAAAATTATAATTCAAATTTATTCACCTTCTTCTTTAATTATGGATTCTGCATAAACATTGCAATCTAGGTCAATTTGCTGCAAACAAACAAAAAAAGAGTCTCCCAAAACTGGTTGACTACGCCAGGAACTTACTATTGTGTTATTATTTAAATATTTATAAAGATAAAAACGACTATCAACAGCATCATATTGCAACTTAAAATATCCGTTATCTCCTTGAAGAGTAAGCAAATCAACTTTGCTAAGTGGTTTATCGATCCACATTTTAATAGTAAATGTTTTATCTACGGAAAACCCTTCATCAGTCCATACTCGACATCCATTTGTTAAATCAATCCCTTTTTCTTCAAGAAACGGGGGAGGGTCACAAGAAGACTTTAAAATAATTTGTATGACATTCCAAGATAAATTAATTCCTGCAACTTCTGGAACGGGAGCAGCAATCAAACTTACATTTACTTTAGGTTGGGTGTACAAAACACTAAACATGACTTTCCCTGTAGTGTTTGTTAGTCCCTTATTGCTAGTTACTTGAAACTCGATGTAATAATCTTTTTCACTAGATAAATTTGAAAATAAAAACTCAATTGTTGATTGGGTTTTTATCCCTGATTGCCCAATTATACTTTTTTCTGAGTTGTATAAAATACAGTTCCATGAACGAAGTGGTATATCTTCAGCTTGTGAGTACACTGCACTAAAATTGTACGATGGAGCACTTACCACATCGATTGGAGATAGTGTAATAATTGGTCTTGATGAAGTTTGGAAGATAACAAAGTCTGATGCAATAGATTTTCCAGCTTCATTGTAAATAGTAACTTGCCATTTAAATTCCATATTATTGTTTAAAACAAAAGATGGAAGTAAATAGCTGTTTGCGTAACTGTTAGTTTTATCTAATGACCATACTATTTCATTGTCTGTATTGTTAAATATCTTAATTTCAAACGCTATTTGTACGTCACCTGAAACACTCCAAGAAAAAATGTTGTCTTCATTAGCATCAATAGCAACTCCACCTGTTGGAGACAGGTTATAAGGTTTTTGCAAGCTACCTTCACCTCCTAAAACAAAGAGGTGGGGAGAAATTTCCCCACCCTTATTATTTCTTATGCGAGTTTATAATTTGATTCATTTGCTGCCAAAATTCAGTTGGATTGTTTGCTTTAACAGTTACATCTCCGAAGTGATAATGTTGATCCTGACTAACTATTTGTGGAACCTGTCTGTTATTTCCTATTTTTAAAACTTGATCAGCAAACATTCTCATACTTCGTGGAAAATTAGTAGCAATATGTTGAGGTGGAATCTGTAATTCTCCGATAAGTGACTTAATAACTGTTTCGTTTGCTTGAGTGTTAAACATTTTGTTTGCTATCTGAGTTACTTTAGGGACTGGTTTATTTCCAACAATTCCACCAGTATGTTTTTTGTTTTTATCTAGCCAATCAGAGATATCTTTAACGACATCTTTTGCTTTATCAACAATTTTTTCTCCTAGATTTTTATCTGCTTTGTCTTTTTCTTTATCTTTTTTATCTTTATTTACAAAAGTGTCATTATCTACTTTGAGGTAATCTGGCATGTCATCAGGATAATAATATTTTCCATCACCAGTTGGTTCATATCTACTACCACCACCGCCACCACCTGAAGATGGAGAAGGGGAAGGAGAGGGGGGATTGGCTTTAAGATTATTTAGTGTGCTATATAATTGCTTGATCTGTTTAACCTGGCTGTCTAGATTTTTAATAAAGCCATCCATTGAACTGATTTGTTCGCCATACCAACTATTCATTAAATCACTATAGGATGCAGTACCATTCCTTACTTCCTCAATGATCTGATCCCAATGTTCTTCTTCTTTTCTGGCATGGTTTTCTTGTAGTTCAGCTAATTTATCAAGGTGTTCATTTGTATTTCCAATAAGAAGATTGTATAGTTCTTCTAGTTTTCTAATATATAATTCTTTGCCGCCAATCTCGATTTGATGCAATTTCTCTTTTTCTTCAAGGCTTTTTTCTTGATCTTCAATTTCTTTATTATAAAGGTGTGTTTGGCAACTAGAAAATGTAGAATTCGGCAACCAATTTATGCATAAGACCTTGCCGTTTTTTATCGCCCCGACAAAGCATGCCGAAGACGGTAACTCTCACCGGAAAACGCCAATATATAAGCATGATGAACTAATCGATCAATAATGGCTGCCGTTAGCCGGTTATCACCAAATACACTTGTCCATTGTCCAAACTCCAGATTAGATGTAACGATGACGCTGTTTCGTTCATAACAATCAGAGATCAGGTGAAAGAGCAGTTCCGCGCCATCACGATGGAACGGAACGAAACCTAGCTCATCGAGAATGATCAAGTCACATTGATCTAGTTCCTTCTTAAATCGACCTAGCATCCCAGCCTGATGCTTATTCTGTAATAAGGAGACGAGTTCGGCTACTCGAAAGAATCGTACATTCATCCCTTGGCGGCATGCTTCAACCCCAAGTGCGGTTGCTAAGTGGGTTTTCCCCGTACCCACAGCCCCTAACATACACACATTCCGCTTTTGCGTAACGAATGCCAGGGAGGATAATTCCTCGCGTGTAAGATTTGTTGGAAACGTAATCGACTCGTATGTATACCCCTCAAAGGTTTTGGGCTGGGTGAAGCGAGCTTTCTTCAGCAAGCGCCGAATCTTGCCGGCTTCTCGTTCCTCCTTCTCTGCAGATAACACGCCGATCAGAAACTGTTCCTTACTTTCAAATGGAATCTGTTCATAATGATCCATGACATATCCAAGGCGTAACGTTTTGCACAGGCGTTGCAGCTCTTCCTTCATCGAGTCATCACCGCCTGGGTCAACCGATCATACGCGCCAACTTCCGGCTCTATGCCCGCAATGACCGCCGGCGTATAGGTTTCTGCTATGGGCGAAAAGGAATACTCCGGATGTAGCAAACGGTATAAGCGATGCTCCATTGCCGTTAGATCAGCTGTCGGTTGCTCTAATACTTCATTCAAGGTTTCCATAGGGTAGGTTTCCAACATCCGCAATAGCCATACTAAGCGTTCTTTTCGGGAACCGTCCGCCCCAAGCAACCATTCCTTCACGGCGCTCGGCAGTTGTTTGCAAATCGATGCATATTCCAGCGACCGGGGCTTGTAGCGAAAGGGCTGCAGTCTTTCTTTCCAATCGATGGGCACGGATTTATGCATATACGGCCGCTGTATGGTTGTTAACTTCTTGTATTCGTGATCAAGAACCTCCGCCTTATCCCAACCGACACGGAGCCATACTTGTTGGCCGGGCTTTACTTCAGGAACGAAATGAAGCACGTCATCCAGTTTCACCTCTCCATACGAATTGACTTTCACCGGTTCTATGCGAACGGCTTCGAAAGGAATAGTAGGCAATTTCAGTAATTTTACCGATTCCTCCTCCCATAGCTGTCGGATCTGTGTTCCCTTGTCATGGTGTGGCCGATCCATATCTTTGTCGGCCTCCTTGTCTAAATAAAGCTGCAGTTCGTTTAGGTTCGCATGGATGGGGATTGGAACACACCAGTTCCGGCGTGTATACCCAACCTTGTTCTCGACATGGCCTTTCTCATTGCCCTTGCCAGGATTGCAGAATACGGCCTCAAATCGGTAATGCAGGCAAAACCGTTCGAATGCTTCCGTTACCTTTCGCTTGCCTCCAGATTCAACCGAAATGACAGCGGCTGACAGATTGTCGAACCATAACTTGGTGGGGACCCCTCCAATATGTTCAAATATTCGTTTTAGCCCCTCAAGGAAACATTCTGCATTTTCTGCCGGCAAGATACACGGAATGGCGGCGTTGCTGTAGGGGAAGGATACAGTCAGTTGTTTCAAAGTCTGTTGCTTTCCATCCAAAATGGCCTCCACCGTACCAAAATCGACTTGCCCCTCACCGCCGGGGTGATCGAGCCTTGTGTAAGTTTCTGCTTTCTCCAACTTCAATTCTATCTTTCGCTTGGCGACATAATACCGTACCGTGCGCTCACTTCCCGTAAACTGATGTTCCTCAACCAGGCGATCGTAAATACGTTTGGCTGTATGACGCTGCTTTCGAGGAGCTGTCTGATCTTCAAGCAACCAAGCATCTACAATCTCAACGTAGGGATCCATGATGGGCTGGCGCCTTTTGGGTCGTTCCATTTTCTTGTTCCAGTCTTCTTGATCCGCATATTTCTTGGCGGTCCGCCAATCGATATTCAGCTTTTTGGCAATTCCGCTAATAGTTTGATCTTCACAATCACGTAAATGTTTGATAAAGTTGATTTGAGCCATTGCTAGCATTCCTTTCATCCTCTCCTATCTGGTTGTCCCAAACAAGAGAGTAGAGTGTTTATAGGTTTGCTGGCAAGGTTTTTTTTATCACCGGAGCTTCTCCGGGGCTATGCATTTTTAGGTTACCGAACTCTGTATTTTTATATTGCCATAAACAATAAAGGTCATCAAGATTACCAATGTGCTCTTCTAGATTGCCTTGTAAAATGTTTTGTAATATCTTTGAGTATTCAAGATGCAGATTTAATGCATCTCGTTCCTTATTGTAGGCTTCTTTTATAGCAGCTACTTTGTTGTTTAGGATCTTAATTTGTTTGTCTTTAGCTTTTTCTAAGTTGTCAATTTCATCTTGAATAGCCTTTTTAACATCCTCACGTTTAAACTGCTCAAGCATTTTGTCACGTTCTTTTTCTAATTCTGCAACTTTTTCTTTGTTGTAGGTGAGGATTTTCTTTCCGTCTGCTGTAATATATTCAAATCGCTTATCATTCTTTGTCTTTTCTATTTCATCGTCTTTATCTCGAAGCTTTTGAATACGATCTTCCTTTTGATATTCTTCATCTAATAATTTTAATTTTTCTTTAAGCAGAGAAATCTGAGAATCATACATCTTATTTACATTTTCTACTTGTTGCTCAAGTTGACTCGTTTCTTTTTCATATAAGATTTCTCTATCACGAATTTCATTTGTTAAGCCTTTTTCTAGCTCTCTTAGTTTGTTAATTAGATCGATTTCTTGCTCAATGGCATCTTTAACAGAGTCTTTATCAGCGTACTTTCCATTTTTTAAATCTTCAATTAGTTTATTTAGATCTAAAACATCCTTGGCAATATCATTTAAATCAGTAGAGGAGTCACCAATTTTGACTGTACCAAAATCAATTTCACCTTTGCTTAGGCGGTATAATTCGTCATAAAACTTTTCTTGGTCAAAAGTAACATCTACTTTTAACTGATCTTTATAATAATCAATTTGCGCCTGACGTTCTTGTTGTAACAATTTAATCTTTTCAGTAATAACCCTTACTTCTTGCTCATGAAGCGCTATTATTTGTTTTAACTCAGACCTAGCAGATGCTATTTGATCTCTCAGATTCTCAATGTACTCTGATTCTTTGCGTATCGTTTTTTCTAATTCTCTTCTATTTTTAGTCGATGCATTTTGGAAATCTTCAAAGTCATATGCAACATCTCTAATAATATCTCTGAGATAATCTAATTCGTCTTCAAGATCTCGTATGGAGCGAGTAGGGGAGCTTGTATCAATATCTATAGTGATACCATTAGCTTTATTTTTTAATTCCTCTAATTCTTGATAAATTTGATCGAAGTCAAAGTTAAAATCGTCAAAATCAAATAAACTAGGTTCTTTTAGCAATCCACGTAATTCTTCAATTAACTTTTGATTTTTCTCTCTAATACCTTGGATATACTGATTTTTTTGTTGTTCAATTACGCCAGCTATAGAATCTCGTATGCTTTGTTGTAACTGCTTGTGTGATGCAATTTGCTGTTCGTATGCAAGAGAGAGTTGCATGGCATCTCTTTGTAACTGTTGATATAATTGTGATTCTTGAGATAGGCCTTGCATCTGCGCATAGCGCAATTGTATTTCTCTAGCAAGACTTTCTTGGATTCGCTCCATCAGCATTAATTGAATTTGTAATTCGTTTGCATACTCAGCAGAAGTGTCTTTCATAGATGACATTCTTGTTTGAGAAAGCTGGAGTTGAGAGCGAAATTCTTCAGTTGCTTTGGATTGAGCACTGAAGGAACTTTCAATAAGTGAAAGTTTTTTGCTATCTATGCTATTTTGAAATTGCAACCAAGACGATTGGAGATTTATAATTTTTTGTTCATAGTCGTCAAGTAATTTTAGTAATTCGTTGCGCTTTTCTTTGTCATTAGTTGTTGATAATTGCTTTTTAGTTTCTGCGACTAATTCTCGTATTCGATTCGCTTCATCATGTGTAGCATCTTGTTTCTGTTTTAATAAGTCAACTTGTTTTTGCAACTCATCACGGAAATGCTGAGATGTGTCGATATACTTAGACATTGCATGTTCAGATTTTTCTAGAGCAAGATTTAGAGAACTAATAGTCTCTTGATAGACATCTGAAACATAATCTTTAATCTCTTTTGCAGACTGTTTAGCCTTGGAGCCTGAAGCACCTTTGCCAGTGCCAAGATCAGGGGAGGAGATTGATTTTTTTAGCAGTTCGATGAATTGTAATTGATTATGAATACTTTCGACTTCTGCTCTTGTATCACGTAGCCTTTGATTGAAGACTCCAGTGTCGAGTCCCATCTCGTTTGCTTTTTGGTTTGCTTCTAGTTGTTTATCTATACCTGCCAAAGCAAGCATGGCATCTTTAACTGAGTTGATTGCTTGAATCTCAATACCATAATTATTTAATTTTCCAATCAAAGTTTGTTGCTGATTTGTAAGAGTTTTTCTTTCAGCTTCTGCAATATCAGCAAATGCTTTAATTTTTTTATCTCTGAGTTCAGTAATAGCATCACGATTAACAGTGATCATACCATTCTCAAACTCAAACGCTTTAGCAAGCTCATGCTCTTTCATGACTAATTCTGCTGCTTTTTCAGCAGAGATAGATTTGCCTTCGCTTAAATCGGATAGGAGAGAGTTGAGTTCACCAATAATACTGGAAGATTCTTTATACTTGTCTGTAAGTTTTTCTATGGCGGTTTTATTACCTGTTACTAATTCTTCTTCTTCTCCTAATTCATCATTTAAATAAGAAGTAGAGGCTGCAAAATTATCTGTAGATTCTTTTGCTTTATCTTGCCCATTTTTAAAATTTTCTAATGCTATTTCAACTTTTTCTAATTCTTTTTCTTGATGTCCTAGTTCTTCTAATTCTTCAAATATTGTTATGTCACTATTAAGTACTAAATTTTTTACTTTTGCATATTCATCTCTAGCAGCCATAACAGTTTTATATTGCTCAAGTAGTGCTTCTTTTAGTTCTTGATTTCCTTTTATTCTTGCTATTCTTATTTCTTCGGCAATTTCTTCTAATTTTATTTTGGCTTTTTGCATTGCATCATCTACGCTTGACCAGCCGTATTTGTCTTCATAATCACGAACTTTTTCTAATGCTTCTTTAACATCGCCAAGCAATGAGTCAACTTCTTTTTTCTTAGTTTCAATCTCATCTCTTACTTGCTGCAATTTTGTTTTATTTATTACTTCAGCTAAATTAAGTTGCTCTTCTGATAATCTTCTTAAGCTAGATATATATCCGTCTACTTCTTTTGTATTGATACTGAGTGCATTTCCATACTCATCTACCTCAGTAACAAGTTGAGGCGCAATTCGTTTAATTGCCTCCATTACCTTTGCCAATTCTTCTTGCTTCTTAGTATTATTTTCTGCTTCTGGTTTTAATTTATTGTACTTTTCTATCAAAGATTCTAATGAATCTGCATCCGCTTTGGCTGCTTTAGCATTTTCTATTAAAGAATCTGTTGATTGAGCAGAGGCTTTCGATACTCCAATAAAAGCAGAGGCAATTAATTCGATAGCAACAATACCTGCGCCGATAAGCCCCATTGAAAGTTTTAAACCCTTAATAGATGTGTTTAGCGCAATCACAGCTTTGGTAGCAATTCCAAGTCCAACTGCTAATGCTGGTAAAAGAATGTTCCATCCATTTGTACTTTCTGTAACTTCAGAGAAGCCACGAGTTATTGCTGTTAATGTTGCTACAATCCCTTTAAACAAATCAGTTAATAAAGCGTCTCCTAATACCAAGCTGAATTGCTGCCAAGTAGCCCGAAGGCGTTCAAGTCTAGCTTCTAATGATTTCATGTATTCCGCATTTTCTCGCATAGCAGAACCTTCAGAGTAGAGGGCTGCTTCTGTTGCATCTAATCCCATTTGATAGTTGTTCATTAGGGCTAAAAATCGGCTGAGTTGATCAATTTTCTGTTACTTTCACCAATATGCATTGGCTACTGACTATGTATTAGTTTTAATACATAGCGGAAATGGTACTTCCAAGAGTGTCTTTACACTCGACCATTTCTCTGCATCTTTTATAAAAAATTGGATTGTACATGCAGATCAGACTGTAACTTCACCCCTTTTAATAGTAAATTAAAAGGGGGGTGTGCGTTCAGTCGTTACGGATTTCGGATTGTGAGAGATTTTTTATTATTTTATTTATTTTACGCAGATCTTTTCGGAACAGTTGAATTAATGTTATATTGTTATCATTGCATATATTAATTTTTTCGTTCATTTTATTTAAATAAAATGATTTTTCTGGCATTCCAAAGTATTCCAAAACAATTTTATTGTTTATAAACCAATCACATCTTTTGTTCCCACAGCGATTATCATCAATAATATCTTTATAATATACTTCTTTTTTATAATTTATTTTATTTTTTATGAGGGCTTCAGTAATAATTAATTCTGCTTTTGAGAAGCAGATGTCACCATTGCTAGACAGATAAAATGACTCTTTGCCAAAAATATTTATAGGATTTAATTCAAGTCCAGCTTTTAAACAAGCATTATTATATCCATTAAAATAACGATGATATGTTGCTAGCGCAGGTAAATCATCATTGTATTGCACTTCTTCAGAAGAAGGTGTCCTACCAAGCTTTTCTGCAAACTCCCTTAATTTTTCAATTAAATATTCTTCAGTATATTCTTTTCTTGATAAATTTTTTACTAGTCCAAGTTTATCTGCCTGACACTTTATTGCAGAAATAGTTCTATTAGGGAAAGATGTTTTTGACAAATCTTCGTTGTTATTACTAGAATAGAGTTTAATCAATAATTTATTTTCTTCATCTGTCCACTTTTCTCTAGAAACAAGCCCTAATCTATTTGCTTTTGTCATAATTGATGATTCAGTGCGACTAGGTAAGTATTTTTGTTTTAATTCTTCTATAGACATTGTTCCATAATATTTATTTAATATTTCAACTTCCTCTTTGGAGTATGTATTTCGTCTTGTTAAATTTAATTCACAAGCCTTGTGTATTATCACATCTTTAGAGATAGGGTGGAGTTCTTTTAAAAGAATTTCCCATTCACAAGTAGCATAATTATTAAGAAGAAATTCAATTTGTTTTTTATTCCATTTATTTCTCTTACGTGGAATGTTGTATTTATTTAATATTGAATACAATTTTCCAGATGATTTAAAATTATATTTTTCAATAATTGCGCTAGGTTTCATACCAGATTTATAATCTTTAATTACTGATTTATCAATTTCTTTCACTTAATTCCTCCTTTTATATTTTGCTTTATTATATAATAATATTGTCTCTCTCACAAGACGATCTTTCCTCGGTATTACCCATCCCTGGGCTTTCACCGATATGGCACACTAATAATCTAACCAATTACTTGATTAGACGGCATCATTTTACCTTCCAGCCAAGGAAACTGCTATATTTTGTTGTTGTTCGGTTGATAAAGTATTCCATTTTTTTGCTAATTCATCAATAATTAATGAAGCTGATTTCATTTCGTCAGAAGAATCTTTAACGCTAATACCAATGCTTGCTAATGCATCAATGGAACTATCCATAGTGGTTAGACGAGAGTAGATCGTTTTCAATGAGTTTCCAACAATATTTCCCGACTCACGAGTGGCGACTCCAATTGCGGTTATGTGTCCGACTAATTCCTCCAATTCAACACCGAAGGTCTTAGCTGTGGAACCAGCTTTCATGATTCCAAGAGCTAGGTCTTTAGTTGAGATTGCGAAGTTGTTATCTCGATCTGTTACTTTCGGAATTTCGCCTATTCCTACTGACTATATCAAGAATAGATATAGCGGAAATGGTACTTCCAAGAGTGTCTTTACACTCAACCATTTCTCTGCACCTTCTTTAAATAGGTTATAGTGCAGTCCAGACTGGATCTTCACCCCTCAAAGAGAGGGGGCTTGGCGTACAGTCGTTGCGGATTCTTGTTTATTAATTATCTGATTGATTATTTTCCCCATAAAATAATCAATATCATTTTTAATTTCTGTTTCCCAAATTATATAGACATCATAACCCATTTTTCTTATATGAGCATTTCTTCTTTTATCTCTTTTAATATTACTAATTTGAATTTCATTTAGTTCTGTTTTATTATTTGAGTAAATTTCAGGATTACCATGCCAATAATCTCCATAGACTTCAATAATAGAATTGAACTCCTTTAAATAAAAATCTGCGAAGTATGTATTTTCTATAATATACTCTTGTATATATATGATATTATTTTGATCTAGATATTCTCTAACCATTTTTTCGGGCAAAGTT